CACATAAATTTATGGATTCTTTCGGTAATTGGAAGAAGTCTCATGATCTTGAAGCAGGCGATCTAATAAAAGGAATCTCTGGAAATCAAATGATAACTTCTATTAAAGCAATCGGTTTTGGTGAAGTTATGATTATAGAAATTGGAGATGCTCATACATACGTATCAAATGGATTAATTTCACATAATAAAACTAAACAAGGAAATGAAGGTGCTGCTATCGGTGGTGGTTTAGGGAGTGCAATTAAAGCTGTTTCGTGGATCACACAAAAACCTCCAGGTTCTCCTCCAGGAGCATTTACGGATAAGACAAATAATAACGGTGGATCTGGTAATGATCCTTATGCTAATAAAAACGTTGTTTATGGTCCTCTTGATGTTATTAAGACAATGATGATGAGAGATAAAGGACTTCTTTTTGAACAAGAATTTACTCTTAAATTTGAATATGAACTTCGATCTATAGACGGAATAAATCCAAAAGTAGCTATGATCGATTTACTTTCCAACGTCTTTGTTATGACGGCTAATAGAGGTGAATTTTGGGGTGGAGATATACGTCACTTCGGTGGAGGTGGTGGAGCAGGGGAATCCTCTAAAACTGTTGGACCTTTGGGTGATCCAGCTAAATTAATGGCTGGTGATTATATGGGTTATTTCAAATCTCTAACAGATAATATAGGAACCCGAATTAAAGAATTCACGGGAGGTGAAGGTCTTACTCTAGAAGGAATTGCTAATGCTGCTAAAGGTATAGGCGGAAACATGATGTCTAATATCATGGGTGGTGCTATGGATGGTGCTCAAGGAGGTGGAGGAGCTGCAGGTGCTCAGGCAGTAAATTCATTACTTACAGGTGAAGAAACCGGTGAATGGCACGTTATGGTTGGTAATCCTGCAAATCCTATAGTTTCTATTGGAAACTTGATTCTAGAAAAATCTGAATATCATTTACATGGTGCTTTAGGTGCTGACGATTTCCCCACGAAATTAACGGTTACTTGTACTTTAAAACCGGCTAGACCTAGAGATCGTTCAGATATGATGTCAATGTTCCATAGAGGAGGAAGAACTTACACGACATTGAGTCCAGCTGAAAAATATCCAGGAAATAAAAAAAATAAAGGAACTAAATCAAAATTCAAAAGTAGTTCTGCTCAAGCTAAACATAAACAAGTGGATCCTAAAGATGCAGAAGAAGCAGTAAACATGTTATTAGAAAGATTTCCGAATCACAAAAACGTTCATGAATTGTTAGCTCAATCAGCTCAAGGAATTTTTTAATAAAATTGAAGATATGTACTTAAAACTTATAGACTTAAAGGATGAAATGATTAGAGATGGTGTAACTATGATAGACTTTCTCGAACTTAATCTTGAAGTGAATTACATCTCGAGCGATTTTATCATTAAGAGTGTTATCCTCTTAGAAGAAAAACACCTATGTAGACCGGATCTAATTGTATGGGAAAATTATAGAAATTTAGATTATCTAGACGCATTTCTAAAATTCAATCAAATATCTAATCCCTTCTCGATGCAACTTTATGATGTAATAATTATTCCTAAAGAATCTACTCTACAAAAATCATATAAAAAAATAAATAGGAATTCGAAATTAATAAGGGACACTAAAGCTCTGTTTCTAGATCCAACTAGAGCTAGTAAAAAAGATATAGAAAGAATGAAACAACTTTCTAAGCTTTCTGCTAAGAGAAAAAATGGATCAGTCGAACCAAAACCGACTAATCTTTTAAGGCCAGGAGAAGTTCCGTTTAGTACAGACGGTAACAGATTGATATTTGCTCCTTCTGTTTCGAGTCCGAGATTTCCTACTTCTAACGATACTACACAATGAGTACATATGAAAGATCTATAGTCTCTATAATTGAACCGAGCTTTAAATTAGGAGCAACTTCTCAAGGCAAGATAGTTTTAGACGAAATTTTTATAACAGATACAGAGTCTAAAGAAGCCAAAGACACATATCAAGGTAATATCCGTCCTTTAGATACAAAAACTTCTTCTAGAGCAGGTTCTGCTATGCCTATTATTGCGATAAATTCCTTAATCTTAGCAGAAAACGAGATCGAAGATTTCGAAATAGATTTGAGCGATTCCATTCCTAAATTATTAATGAATTTTGTCGACAAAGCTAATCACTTCTCTATTGGTGCTCCTATAGACGGAGATGTTATTTCTATTTACATTAGACCCGGAGATGCAGACAATCAAAAACCTATAAGAATAGATTTTAACATAGTAAGGATTCTAGGAGATCCTGTTAATAAGTCTTATTTTATAGTAGGATCTATGAAAATACATAGATTCTTCTCGGAAACTTTTAAGTCATATCCAGAGAATACATCATTTGAACACCTAATGGATGTTTGTGAAGATATCGGTCTAGGATTTGCTTCTAATGAAACATCAACTGATGATAAAATGAAAAGAATTATTCCAGCGGAAACTTATGAAACTTTTGTTAATGAAACGACTTCTTCTACATATAAAGACGAAGATTCTTTTTTTGATTGGTATTTAGATCCTTATTACTATCTTTGTTTAGTTAATGTTAATAAACAATTTTCTCTAGAAGATAAAACTGAAGATGTTAATATATCTGATGCATTTCCTACTTCTGGTGCTCTTGCAGTAGGAGGAGACGAGAGAAATGATAAAGATGGTATTAAAGGTAGTTTAGTTCTTACTAATTTGAATAATATGGCAGGTAAAAATGTATTCATTGAGGCATATAATTTTGAAAATAATTCAGGTTCTGTTTGGTTAAATAATGGTTATCTTCGATATGCTCAATGGTTAAATATAGAAGAAGAAGATATTGAATATCAAAAAGCATTCGTAGATCCTTTTACTACGAAAGGATCAGAAGAAAACTTTAGACTTCTAAAGGGTCGAAAGGCTGATGGTCCGCCTAATTTTCCAAAACCGCTTTACTTAAAAGAATCCAGGTATAAATGGATGGGTAAACAAGGAGGAAACTCTTATGGCGGTAATGTTCATGATAATTATTGCTACGCTCAAGTTCTTAATCATCAAAATCTAGAAGAACTTAAGAAAACTAGATTAATTGTAGATTTAGCTGGAATGAATCATTATTTGTATAAATATCAAAGGATTCCTGTGATAATTTATGAATCTTCAGTTAATCAAAATGCTGCAAATATGCAAACTAGAGATAAAGCTTTAGGTGAATCTGAAGGAACAAAAGATCCAAACACACAAACAGGGATGTTCGCAGGAGCTGGTAATGTATCTTCTAATGAAAAAAGTAAACCGGATCCTACTAATGGACCTCAACCTGAAGTTCAAGATCAAATAAAAAATGAATTTTTAAGTGGTTATTATGTTATTGCTGATATGAAATTTACATACGTAACTGGTTCTGGTGTAAAACAGAGATTAACTTTAATAAGAAGAGAATGGCCTATACCAGCTAAACATTCACAACAAGGATAAAAATAAAGACTAAATATGCCAGCTTTTACAAGATATGCCGATCCGGCAATGAATACTTTTAAGAAGACTAATATGTATTATGAAACTGATCCTTTTTTACGATATCAAGATCCAACATATTTAGGATTCAAATTTTTCTTCTTATTTGATCAACCTGGATGTGGACTTCTATCGGAATTAGATCTGCCTAATACTGCTCTACGATATCTGATCAACAGAGGTTATAATTCAAAAGCTGAATATCTTATTAAATTCATACAGCTTTTTAAGAAAATAAATCAAAAAACACCTTGGTTTTTTCAATCAATCGAGGGATTAGATGAAGCATGGAAACACCTTTATCAAGATCCAGCTTTCAAACCTATTCTTTCGGCTGATAGAAAAATAATCATAAATTGCTTAGATGAATCCGTTGATATGAGAATGACTGCTCTTATGGACTTATATCGAAAAGCCTGCTTTGATTGGCCAAATAGACGGGAAATTGTTCCTCTTAATCTTAGAATGTTTAAAGCTTCAGTTTATGTTTATGAAGGTAGATCATTTAATAAATGGGGGTTCCCTTTCTCTATGTCTCAATATGGTGCAGCTGCAGAAGCAATGATTCCAAATATCTTGAAGCAAGGTAAGAATGAAATGGATAAGTACTTCGGTCCAGACCCTGTGGATAATAGTGTTATAGGTAATATCATATCTGGTGCAAAAGAAGAAGGATTCAAAGGTGCATTAGGTGGATTAATGGACAAAAAATCGGATGTTATAAATGATAGTATTTCTAGAATACTTTTCAATTTTGAGTATTGTGAATTTTTACCGGATGAATCAAACGGAACAGTAGCAAGTGTATCAAATAAAGACTTTGTACTTAAAGCTCAAAAAATAGCATTTAGTTATAGAAATGTCGGTGAAGATAACATATACAGATTTCATCATGATAAAAAGGTTACTGACTTTATTGTTAGTTCTTTAGATGGTCTCGCTTTAGATAAGCCTAGTCTACTTCAAAATGTTCCGGATGCTGCTGGACCTTATATAAATGGTGCAATAGCTCAAGGAATGTCACAACTCCAACAAGTTCTTTCTAGCACATTAAACAATTTATTTTTAGGTAATGTATATGGATTCAATCCTGCAGGTGCAGTATCATCATTAGTAAATGGAGGAGTTAGTGGAGCTATATCTTTAGTAAATGAAATAGGTAAAAATTCTTCAAAGGATAATAACACTAAAGATCAAGAAAATGGATTTGCAGATAATCCTCTTACAACTTTCGAATCTTCTTCTGGTGATGGAGTAGGAAGAAATTCATCCTTACTAAACAAAAAAAATTCATCTAAAGCAACGACTCAAGGATCTTCTCCCGAAAATCCTTCATTAAGTAATAATAGTAATGAATTTGGGAAAGCTAAATTCTTTGATGATTTCGTTCCTTCTTTGAGTAATGAAAATGATGTTGATCCTACTACAGGAAATTATGGAGAAGGTTCCGCTTCATTGAATAATGATTAAGTAAATTACATATAAATAGAGTATGCCTTTAAAGAACTATTGGAAAGACGATTTAGATTCAACTGCCTGGTTAGGTGAAGTTGTTGATGTTGCGGACCCTCTTAAAATAGGTAGAGCTAAAGTAAAAGTCTTTGGTAAATTCGATGAAATTCCAAATGATGATATTCCGTGGGCTTATCCAGGTACAAGTAACACTGGAGGATCTGATTCAGGAGGTGGTTTCTTTTCGGTTCCTAAAGTAGGATCTATTGTTTCTATTCGATTTGATAACGGAAACATATATCATCCTGAATACTTCTTTAATCAAAAAATATCTGTTGAAGTTAAGGAAGAAATAGGAAACTCTTACGAAAACGCGCATATAATAGTTTATGATACCGTGACTGCCGGTGCCGTAAAAATCTTCTTTACTGAAGCTAAAGGACTTATGTTCGATTATCAACAGACACAAATCAATATAAAAAATGATAAATCTGTTCTAATTCAAACTGCTTCTGGTGATAGTAAAGTAGAGATTTTGGACGACGGAACCATGAATATCACACAAAAGAATGATATTAATATAACTACTGATAAAGCTGTAAACGTGAAAGCTAAAGATGTTATCATCGATCATGCGAGTACTATCGAATTAGGAAAGGGAGCAACCGAGAAAGTTATTCTCGGAAATAAATTTATGACCCTATTCAATTCTCATACACATGTCGGAAATTTAGGTGCTCCTACAAGTCCTCCAATTTCACCAATGACATCTGCAGAATTAAGTCAAATGAAAGTAGTAACTAAATAAATATGGCACTAATTAAATCCACATTAAAAACAGCATTAGAAAATACTCTAAAAACTGAATTAAAAAAAGATTCCGTAAAGACTTCCCTTCGTAAAAATCTAGACGGCGGAGCTTTATTAGGCGTTAAAACATCAGCTGTAAGTATAACAAAAGCACTTGGAAATATATCGAATGCTTCTATGGTAGTAGGTGCAGGAACCTCAGATAATGTTGCTTCTCAGGTAGTTGCTAAAGCTTTAGTTAAAAAAATAACAGCGAATGAATGGTCAAATGCTATATCAGATTCCATATGCGAATGGATGTCTTCGGATATTGCACCTATTCTCGCAAAAGTTATTTCAGATGAAGTAGATGCTTATCTTAAAAAAGCAATTGTAAAAGTTACAATACCACCTGGACTTGTTGCTCAAGGTGCTGGTCCGGCCGCTATACCAAATGCACTACCTCTCCCTATAACAGGAGACCCGCTTAATCCTATCCTCAATGGAGGACTCTCTTAATAATTTAATAACCCCTTAAAATAAAAATAAATGTCAAGATTACAAAAAGAATTACGAACTGAAGGTATTCCCGGATTTGATTGGATTTCCTATGAGGCTGATTCACCAAAATTAAAACAAAACAAATCAATCAAAAAACATTCTGGTGATAAAAGTAAAGTTTACTGTCATTTGCCATATGCACAAGATCTTTATGAGCAGTATTATGGTAAAACACTAGATCTAAAAGAACCATTAGAAGGTTCAGTTGTTAATGGTAAAGTTCTATCGGTCGGTGAAGAATTTGCTATTATCGATGTTAATTGGAGAGAAGATGCTATGTTAGATCTTTCTAAAGAGGATCCATCTTACTTAAAATATATTCAAGAAGGATTCCCTATTGAGGTTCTTATCGAAAGAGTTTCGAAAGTTCCAACTAGACATTCATTATCTATTCAAGCTTCATATTCTAAAAATATCCTATCTAAGAAGAAAGATGAAATTATGGCATCTGTCGGCGATCCAGTCGCTTATGCTGCTACAGTTAAAGAACTTATTCATGGAGGTTATTTCGTTGATATCGACGGAATTAGTTGCTTTATGCCAGGTTCGCTTGGTGGTATGAATAAGTTGGTTAACTTCGATTCATTAATAGGTAAAAATATCTACGTAGTTCCAATTAATTACTCGAAAGAGAAAGATTATATTGTTGTTTCTCATAGAGATTATCTTAAAACTCTCATCCCACAAAGCATTAAATCTTTACAGTTTGCAACTGAATACACAGGTTTTGTAACGGGAGTTAGTAAACACGGCGTCTTTGTAGAATTCAACGAATGTTTGACTGGTCTAATTGCTAAGAAAGATATTTCTAGTGATTCAATGGATGATTTCGAAAATCGTAGAATTAAAGCTGGAGATTCGATTAAATTCTATGTTTCGGAAATCATTGATAATGATAAAATTGTTTTGAGTCAATCATTACCTGAACCACAAATCAATGCATGGGACGATATAGAAAATCGTTTTAAGATTCCATCTATTGTAACAGGTAAAGTTAAAAGAGTTGTTCGATACGGAATCTTCGTTGAAATCGAACCAAAAATCGTAGGTCTCTTACACAAATCACATCTAGACGAAAATGATGAATTTGAGGTAGGTCAAGAAATAGAGGTAAAAATAGTAAAAATAGACAAAGAATCTAAGAAAGTCGACTTTACTATGTAATTAACTTGAATATATAGAAAAAAGAAGGTTACATTGAAATTCGATAGTCTATCATATTCCCCATTATTTGAAAACACTTTAGTGAGAATCATATCGGAATTTAATTCTGATATGACTCCTTCTAATGTATTAAAGGGGTTATCCAAAGCATTGAAACGAAAAGTTTCAACCGATGTACCTGGATCTTATAATGCTAACATAAGTCGAGGAGATGATGGAGTTTATCGTTTGGAAACTACATTCCTCACGTACAGAGATTCTAGACTTATTTGTCTTAATCTTTTTTCGTGGATTGAAAGAAATGGATTCACAGAAAAAAATAATAACTTCTTTGTTGATATTAAATTTATCGATAAAGAAGCAGGACCATTCAAAGGAACTCTATTTTTCAAGGGAATCTCTGTTGAAAAAATTGATAAACTAAAATTCATTCTAGAATTTAATGAAGATGCTGTTTATAAAGCATTTCCATCTAGAAAATATGGATTCAATACTAAGAGTATTCAGAAATTTGATATTAATCAAAGATTTGTTCCTAAAGAAGAATCTGTAGTAGATCCTAAATTTTATTCGGTTCCAGATACAAAAGAATGTGGAGTAAATTTCGAACTTTTAACAGAAGGATTCCTTAGACTTCAATATATAGGAGGTAAGGAATATGAAAAGAAACCTACTGAAATACTCGACATAATTAGTGAATTTTGTGTTGTTTCGTGGAATTCTACATTTAGATCTCAATACACAAAAGAAAATATCCTAAATTTTGAAAAACTTATTTTGAAACAAAATAAAATAAGAGAATCCTATTTAGATTACGCTGTATTCAAACAAAAATTTCCAAAAGTTAATTTCACAGTAGATTTATTAGAAAATCCAAAAACTCTAGATTATTATTATTCTGTTCTTAGGGATAGGATCTATGATTTCTTAATTTCAGCAAAATTCAAGGATAATGAATTAGAAATGAATTATGATACGACGCTTTCAGCTTTACAAATAAGAGATGGTGAGATTAAATCTACAGGAACTATCAAAGATATTGAATTTGTAAATTGTAAGATTCAATATGGTAATTTTCAAAATTGTGTTTTTTATGATTGTGAAATTACTGATTGTCGATTAATAGAATGTAACATTTATTTAGATTCTGTGGTTAATAGATGTTTACTAATCAATTCCATGGCAAATAGAACAATTGTGTTAAATAATACAGATGTTGATGGTATGAATTCTGTATTGAATGCTAAAATGAACGGTGGAGTTTTTTATAAAGGTAAACTAGGAATCTTTGCTGAAATAAGTAAAAATACTACAGTTATTCAATATGAAAGATTAAAACCTGGGTATTTTGTTGCTGGTGATACTGTAATAATTCCTACGAAAAAATATATTAAGCCATGAGTTTTGAATATGATAAATGTGAAAATGGTCAACCCTATACAACTGACGAATTTATCGCTTTAGTACAACAGGAAATATCTGTTGCTTGTGCATTGCCATTTACTGTTCCTGTTAAAGAGATTGAGAGAATTATTAAATTTTCTTCTGAATGGTTCTATAAAAAATACGAAGATGCCGTGGAAGAGAGATTTGTTATTATTCCAAAAACAATGTTTCAATCCGATGAATTTAAGAAGAGTCGAACAGTTACTGTTCCGGAATGTGTATTTTCTATTTTTGCTGTTAAAAAAATGAGAGAAGATTTCGGTAGAACTTACTCTTTCGATGGTACAGGTGACTTTGGTGTTGAACGTTTATTTCTATCTGATTCAGTTTCTATCGGACAGGGAACAGAAAACATGATGTATTATGTACTTAATTTATCTTGGTTAGATTTAGCGAATCACATAATCAATCACACTGTAAGTTATAATTATAATCGTAATTCTCATAAGTTATTCTTTTCAGGAGAAACTCCTGATAGAGATTGTGTTTGTCAAGCATATATAAAACTTCCATTTGAATTTCTTTTTGCTGATGAGATATTCTATCGATATGTTGTTGCTAAATGTAAGGTGCAACTTTCAAGAATTCTAGGTACATTTGCTTTTAATTTACCTGGAAATATAACAATTAATTATGATTTGATTCGAACTGAAGGAACTGATGAGATAACAAAAATAGAAGAAGAAATTAAAGCTGACGAAGGAATGGATTTCTTCTTTACATCAGGGGGATCATAGATTTGATCAAGAGTAACATTAAGATGACCTCTAGTGAACTAAAATAATAAAATAATAATATACTATATATGGCTTTGGATATCTATTTGAGACTGCCACAAGACCCAAATTACAATGCTAATTTTCTAGAAGTAGAAGATGACATTAGTAATTTTGTTCAAATGATAGAAATGTGTTTGACTACAATCCCTGGAGAAGTTCTAGGCGAGCCTGAATTAGGATGTAATCTTGAAGGATATCTATGGAATCCATATATAACAGTAGGAACAATAAAAAACGACATAATGTCACAGGTTAGAAGATTTTGCACTAATAGTCAACTTGCTATTCCTTTCAATGTAAATGTCAATTTCATCAGGGGGGATATCTCTGATTCGATTTTAGTTGACATAGAAGTTGATGGGAGGTCAGTTTTAGGAATTGCCGCATCCCCTAATCCTGATTCACAAATATCACTTAATGTATAAAGATGAGCAATAACATTCTAAGACCCAATAAACTTAAATTCGGAGAGATATTTCTACAAATAAAAAATTATCTTGTAGAAACCTATAATCAAACTGGGGATATATTCTCAGCAGCTTCTCCATATGGACAAATTTTAGTAGTAATGCAAAATTTCGTTCAGTTAATTTTCCTCTATTTAGAAGATTCATTAGTCGAATTAAATATCTACACTGCAACAAAAAGGCGATCTATATATGGATTTGCTAGACTTGCAGGACATAACCCAACTAGATCTATTTCTGCTGAAGGAACTATAAATGTAAAATGGAAACCTTCAATATCCGAAGTTAATTTCTCTTATGCTACCATACCTGACAAAACTGTAATAATTTGTGATTATAATGGCCTTCCTTATATTATTAGGATTTCTAATGATATGGATAATATAAAGATAAAAAAATCAGAAAGGTCTTTCATTCCTCTAAAAATTATTCAGGGATCTTTGGAACAACAAACAAAGACAGGAACAGGATTAGAACTTCAATCTTTCAGTATTTTAGCAAAGAAAGAAATTGATAATGAAAATATAAAAATAACTGTAAACGGCGACCCATATGAAATAGTCGATTCACTTTATGATATGACTAAAGGCAGTAAACAATGTATGGTTAAAACTGGACTGACTGATGGTATCGATATTTATTTTGGAAATCGAGATTTTGGAACTATTCCTAATAGAGGTGCTAATATAACAGTGGAATACATAACAACGGACGGATTTGGTGGTAACGTATTCGGTAAAACTGATGATATTACATGGAAATGGGCAGATCCTTTATACACAAATACAGGTGAAGAATTAGATCCAAATGAATACATTAACATTACTATAAACAAAACAATAGTTCTTGGAGCAGATGCTGAATCCCCTGAATTAACTAAGCTAATAGCTCCTAAAACAAGTAGATCTTTTGTTTTAGCTAATCCAGAAAATTATGTAAATTTCTTTTCGAGATTCAATTACTCGTATGTTGATGCTTATACAACCTATGATGATGAATATATCGATGATGATAACGTTATCTATCTTTTTTTAATTCCAAACATCGAAAAAAGACTCCAAAAAAATTCAGATTATTTTACAACAAATCTTATTAATTTCTATCTAGATGAAGATGAAAAAGCTGCACTTTATAGATATATTAATTCTTCAGGCCAACAAATCATATCTTCTGAGCTATCAATAATAAATCCCATTCTTACTAAATATGTTATGAATGTTTTTCTTAGAATTTATGATACTTCCAATCCTGTTTCCGTATCAAACGAAGTTACAACTCAAATAACAGATTATCTTCTAAGAGTAAAAAGAAGAGATAAAATTCCAAAATCGGATTTGATAGCAATTTTAGAAAACATAAAAGGAATCGATTCTGTTAATCTTTCTTTTATCTCAGAAGTTAATGAGAAGGCTATAATCGATGGATATTACTTCAAAAAAATAGAAAGTTTCGATGGAGTAAGAGGAATAAAAACTGTACAGGAAGTAAAAGTTTTAGTTCCTACCAATACCGATCCTAATATCGGATTAGATGATTTTGGCGATATTGTTATAGGTAAAAATGAAATGCCAGTTATGAGAGGGGGTTGGTATGATCGATTCGGTAATTATTTTGAAGATGGATTAAGCGATTCAACTTATTCATCAGTGAATATAATTGTTAAAGAAGTCATAAAAGAGACAATAGCTATTAAACAAATGAATGCAAATAAAACAGCACTTAAATAATGTATAAAGATTCAGTATACACAAAAATATATCAATCTAACGATAAGATAAAAGATACGGGTTATGATTATAGATCTGAAGGGATGATTAATAAATTCTTTTCAAATCGAATGTTTGGTAATCCTGGAATGGATGGATTTCTTAATAGAATCGAGCCTTATTTTATTGAAATGACAGATTCAGTTAAAGCTATTCAATTTTATAACAATTACACACTAGATAAAAACGACGGAAGCATAAATCTATAAAATGTACAAATATCTAAACTTTTTCAATAAAAAAGGTGAATACTGCAATTTCGAATACCTTGAAGCAAGTGATAAATGGGTTGGTCGTATAGATTTCAATACCGTATCAGAAGGTCTTATTGAAGATTTCCAATTGTATATCATGGAAGAGGTGTATAATTCTTCTTCGCAATCTTATGAGTATGTATATCCTATAGGATCTACTTCACTCCCTAGCAACGGAGCTACTGCTTATTTTACATCTACAAATCCTATAACAGAAATGTTCCTTTATGATTTTGATTTAGGTGCAACTGCAAATACTTTGACTAAGTCGTATTCTATGGAATATAATTTCGATTCTGTTGCGTATTCGATAGGAACTACAGGAGTTAAAGATGGAATAAAAGAGGTAACAACTATTAATTCAGTTCCAATTCAAGTAAATCTTGGATTTTCTCCAATGACTGAAAGGGGTTATAGTTCAGTTGTTTTTATCAAAGACGCAGATGATAATATATTTGCTGAAATTCTTTTATATGGCGAAGGTGAAGAAGAAGATCAACGTTTAAGAGATTGGTTAGCTGCTTTAGGAGGAGATCTTTTACCACAAGATGAATCGATTTTTGATGAATCGGATGTTAATGAAATAAAAACGAATTGGTCTTTATTCAATAAGAAGAGAAAGGAAATGTTACTTGAGTATTCTAACATATATCCTTACTTAGGATCTTATAAAGCTCTCATAAATATCATTAAATTCTTCGGTTATCAAAATCTAAGAATGAAAGAATACTGGTTAAATGTTGATTCTGAAAGTGTTTATTTCGGTAAATTCAAACAAATGAACATATCCGATGTTTTTACTAAAGATGCAAATTTCAATAATACGTCTCTCATTCCGAGTAAAATTTATAAGAAAACTAATAAATTCGGTCTTTATTATGACATAACAATAGAATCAGGAGATTATGATGATGATGGAATTCCTATAGTCGAAGAAGTTTTTTCATACACACCTCAAGAAATTTTGATTAAAATCTTCGCATTAAAGAAAAAACTTCAAAATTATTTCTTGCCTGTAAATGCTAAAATTGTTGATATTATAGGTGAAGCAGTTTACTTTGCTAAATACGATACAAATGTATGGAACGATCAATATAGAATTGATAAAATCGAATTGGGACTTAAGCCTTCATTCGAAGTTCTTCCTTCACCTTCCGGATTCTTACAAGATCTAAGATACTTAAATTTCTTCGGATGTCCAGTAGGTCCAGACCTAACAATAGGAGGCCAAACAAACATTCTTTCCTGGTATGTAACACTTAATCCTAATGGGATTAATGTAGGTGGAATGCCTACACCTTTAGATACAGTTCAAACTTTTAGATTTGTTTTTTATATTCCTACAGGAACAACTGCAACAGTAGATACGGTAATTGAAAGAGATCCAAATACAGGGAAATACATATATACTGATTCAGAAGTAGCAGATTTGATTATTAAATCTCTTAGGGATGATTCATATGTTGGATCTAATTTTACGATATATCAAGAAGGAGGTGATTCAGGAACTATTAGAATTGTACAAAAAGAAGCAATAGGTGATGGATCAATTTATGTTACTTGGATGAGTAATACTTCAGGATCTTTCCCACAGGCAACTATACAATATACAGTTCCGACAATATCAGGTGGTGGAGGAACCGCAGCCTCTATAAACGTTTCGACTGGACCTTCAGGCTCTTTTGGAGCCTCAGGTGCACCTATAAGTTATTTTGCTGATTGTTTCTTAGGTTATTTTGATAAAGCAAATATACCAATAAGACAATTAAACGACGACGAAGATATTCCAATTGGATATCCAATCACACTTAACAATAAAACTTTCGATATTAATTGGGATGATGCTAATGTAACCTTCAATCAAATCGATCTAGTTGGACCCACTAGTGGAACTCTATATGGATCTTTTAATTTATCTCAAACTATCTCAGGTTGGACGTCATCTCCAGGATCAACGAGTAATCCTATATACGTCGGAGCAACAGGCTTTCCTACTTTGTTTCCCTCCCAATTCAATTACAGTTGGCAAAGCCTTGGTTATTATGGATATTACGAAATGCAATGGATTATAACTAAGGTTGCTGATGATACTCCTGCTTTCTCTTTTGATAGTGGAAAAATTGGAATAGAAGATGGAGATAATTATCCTGTGATCCTCCCTTATGTAGGATTCTATAAAGTAGAACTTTACATGTGGGATAGTTATAATACGAAATCTTTCTTAATTAATGAAGATATGATTGAAGTTAAAATGAAAGAATCTGACTTTATCGGATGGTATCAATTCAGAGAACTCGATTATAAATTAAACACAAGAAAATACGATGTACAGTTAGATTTTATTCCGCCCCCTCCATTGAATGGAATAACACCTCTTAAACCTCTATTAACTTGGGACGAATATGCATCTACTTGGGATCTTCCTTTACACCCAAATGAATCAATTGATATGGCAGATATGAGTTATAATTCTCTAGACTCATCTGAATTTTACAAAACAATCACGGATCCTTCAAACAATCCTCTAGTTGATAGATTCCCTTACACATATAATTTGATGAGTCTTCTTCCAAAATGGGATGATCTTTATCATCTTTGGTGGGATGGAATAGGAACTAAAATAACTCAATGGGAAATTAAGAATGTAACAGGTCCTACTGCTCATATATTTATGACTAAAGGAAATACAATTCTAGATGTTAATTCTATCGATGTTCATTATGAACAAGGACCCACTGGTTATACAGGAGCTACAGGAGCTACAGGATCTACTGGATCTACTGGGGATATTATTGTTTCTAATGCAAATAGAAGAACATATCAATATGACGGAACAAATTGGGTCTACATAATCGATGTTGTTGATTCTTATGAGATAACAGGACTTATAGGATCTACTGCGGATAATATGTTATCAATAGTAAAGGAACTTAATCAAATAATGCCTTTTGATGGAATAAATCATCCTTTCTTAAATGATTTCATCTATTATTACAATGAAGATTATGATAGCAACTATCAATTAATTCCTTATATTCGATCAGTTTCTAAAGACTTCGATCGAGGAGGAAGACACAAAATTAAATTGGATGGTGCAACAGGAGATAATAAATCGTATGAGACTGTTTATTTTGGATATGTCGGTGATATCCCTACACATTTTGAAATTTATAAGATTGAGTCTCTAGGACCGACAGGTAGCATATTAATAAATGGAATGAGTTCTCCTTATTTAATTGGATCAACTTCTTTAATGGATTTAGCTGATGAACTTAACGGACCTACTGCTCAAGGAGTAGATGGAATAAATAATTTTCAATACAACCTTGTTCTAGGATATTCAGGAGCTACAGGACCTACAACTTCCTCTATAACTCCTAGCGAGATAAAAATTCAAGCTATCTCAAAAGCATTTACTAGTCCAAGTGAAACAACAGTTGAATTTGTAGATATTATTGGAACTTCGTATGGTAGATCAATAATTAAAAATCCAACATGGGATGAAGTAAGAATTCTTAAATATGCACAAAATTTACCTCTATGTACAGTGGTTAATTTCACATATGATAACTCTGTAATAAACGGAAAGAAGAATCCTAAATGGAAACTTACAAAAGAAGGAGATTCGAACTTCACGGATATATACTACAATAATAAGTATTTCTCCTATATGTTCAACGAAAAGGGTAGTTACACCGTTTCACTTGAGCTAGAAGATACAAACGGTAATAAGAAATCAGTAACAAAAAAAGAAATAATAAAAATAATTTAACATGGCAATCACAACAACAACATTGAACGGAACAGATTCAGTATCGGCTTCAAGGATTACCCTTAATGACAACTTTAATACAATTAAGGAGGCATTAAACGATGTATTGAGCATTATTGACATTGCAACAGGAAAAATAAATAACTACGGATACGGGAGTAATAATGATATGGAAACTGAAGATCTTATTGTTAGAGGATCTGTTAGTGGTGGTATTAATGTTATATCTGGGAATGTAGCTGTAGGTGCAGGAAATGTCGTTATAGGTGCAAACAATTATCTACAAATTGGTGCAGGGACTAATTCTATTTATTTTGAAAAATTAACTAAAACCTATGCAGTTTCTGGATCTATTCCAACTATCAACTTTTCCGGTAGTGGAGTTACAGGACCAACTGCTTCAGGACCTGTTGGTTATATGACATTACCTAGAATGACTACTGCGGATATTAATTCTATCGTAAGTCCTCTTGAAGGATCTATCGTATACGATTTAACATTAAATGCTTTTGTAGGATGTACTGGATCTAGTGCAACTGCTGGTGGTAGTAACTGGGCAATTTTATCATAAAAATAAAAATAATTGAATGGCAACTCCGCTAATTAATGCGTTAAGAGTCCAAGGTGGAACGTTTTACACATTTACTTCGGCATCAAATGATATTTCAAAAACATTTACTGATGACGATGCTAGATTTGTATTCTCTAAATTCGCCTTATTAGATATCCCTGACGTTGCAACTCCTACGTCAAATCAAAATTACATCGTATGGGAAGCTTTAGGTGTATTAAATAGTCCCGGTCCTACATCGTATCCAAATTCATCAGTTCCTTCAGCTGATATTAATTCTGATAATAACATAAATCTAGCACAATCTTTTCAAAATTACGTTTTGAATTTAGAACAGCTAATTTTAGACGGAAGTAATAATCTAGCTCAGGCTTATGATATGAGTCAAAAATGGTCAACTTCAGAAAGATTATTTTGGAAGTGGATGGCTAACATAAATGCTATGCGATTCAGAACTGCTACTGCTGCTGAATCAACAGTTACAAATAGATTCACCGAAGAAGATCAATCTACTTTCTATAAGCGAGTTGTTAAATATATAGGGGATGTTGATATTGTCAATTCCGTTTCAAGGGATGGTCATTCATATAGCGAAGTTTATCTTAATGTTCCTGTAACACACGGTAATACACCTCTTGTACTATTCAAAACATACCAAGATTCTAATTATGCTCCAGGTAGACAATGGAGCAACGGTAACGTTTATCTCGAAGGAAGAAATGCCGGATCCGTTCACCCTACTGGACTTTCGATGATAGCTTATTATGATAATGATGTTATAGATGCATATCTTTCAGAAGGAACTTTTGGAAATCCTACAAATACTTCTCTTTATGCAGCAGCAACTGCATTATCTCTAAAACCTGTTCTACTTTCTGGAATGGACGGAATTATTCTTGATACTGATGCTGATTCATATAAACCGATTGTAGATGATCCAAATATCTCTTTAATATCAGAATTCAATGCTTCTGATGCTTCTGGGGATTTCGCATTCAATGCCGCACTCGTTTATTATGACGTTTATAGTTCATCAAATCCTATGGATCGAGCAAGAAACCTATATGGAATTCTTGTTTTAGACGATTATGTTAATCAAGTATCAGCACCATCTTACCTTAAAAGATTCGATAAATATAAACCTAATAAAATTACGAAACTTAACGGTAACGGATACGGTTTGAAATTGAATGTTAAATTCGATACTTCTGCTGATAATGTAGGTGTTGAAACTATCATTAATGATTATAACACATTCTCAATGGATCTATTCATTGATGCTTCAACGAGAATGCAAGAAGCTGCTGAAATGTTCTTATCTCAAAATCTACAGATTATTGAAATTAAGCAACAAATATCGGCTTTACAACAATACTATTTCTCACAGGGTGATATCACGGGACTTTCTCAAAGATTATCCGCTTTAGAATCTTCTTTGAATAATGCTCAATTAGCTTTTCAATCAAGTACAACTTTACTCGATTTGATTAATATGAATGCAGATAATATCAATTTGATCGTCTCTGGAAATTTATCAACTAATTTAACTTACAACACAGATGTTCTTAAAGGAGGGGATGGTATTCTACTTGATAAATCAGTTCCTAATCAAGTAAAAATAATTAATCGTACTCAGGCTTATAACAACTTTATGTTATGTGGTAATTCATCTAATAATATCGAAACTACTACGAGTAACGGACAAAATTATGCAACTACAAATCTTGTTGATAATAACATTCTTGTATTAGGAACATTTACAAATTCATTTAGACAAACTAATCAAAACCCAGATCCTGTAACAGGAATTGAAACTTTCGCTGATACTGTGTATATAAATATAGACGATAAAAATGTTAGATGGAAGAATGGACAAATGCTTAAATTTGTTTTTAATGAGAAAATAAATAATGGCGGTTTCAATATCATATTCAGAACAGATTCACAAAATGCTTTAGGTAATGGAACTTATGGAAAAATAATGACTATTATTTCTCCTGCAATGTTACTTTCTGATAGACCTATATTTGAAATTTACTGCACAGACGAAAATCAATATCTATTTAACGTAGACGTAATAAGATAACATGGATACTAAATACTCACTAACAACACTATTAAACGACCTCTTAAGGTTACAGAACAATTCATATCAGATTATCTCTAAGGTATCTGATTTGGTATCTTCTAAATCAGACACTATTGAAATGCCTGTATTGGATGCTAATGGCGTAATTCAATCTGTTCAGGTTCCTTCTTTCGGAGCTATTAAAGATCAACTTACTCGTCTGGAATCAGATGTTAAATCCATTGCAGGAATAGGTGAAACCGAATCTTCAGTTAGACTTTCGGATGGATCTTTTAGAAAAATCCTAGTTAGTAATTTTCAAAGAGAAGCTGCAGATATTAAATCTATGCCAGTTCCTATTTCTTTTAACACAAAAGAAAATTGGTTTTTTGAATCTTTTTTGAATCCTCTTCTTTATGTTTCTTTTAATTTAGGCGATCAAGTTAAATACAACACCGAAAACGTCGAAGTTTCTCGTTATATTCTAAATATAAATAGTGATGCACAAAAACAATCATTTAACAATAACTTCTTAAGTAAAGCAGACATTCAATATGAAAATTTCGCTAAGGTTCTTATTGCTAATGGAATAACCTACTTCTTAGATCAAGACGTAGTTCCTTTACCTCCTAGATCATTAAGATATTTTGGTAACTTTGCAGTAACAAAAATTACTGACGATACAGTTACTGAACAAATTGATAATGTTAATTATTCAAAAAGAGTTATTAGAGTTCAACTTGATTCTTTAACTTATAACGATTCACAATCTGAATTTTTAGGAACACAATCTCTTAAAATTGGAGATTCCCTTATCGTTAATTCGGGAAGACAAAATACTCGATATGAGATTACACAAATCGAATCTTCTACGAGAACTGTAGGTGTTAGATTAATTGAAGGTGCAGATCCTATTACAATCGGAACCAATATATTCTCAATTTATTCAGCTGATGAATCTCCTGTTAATGTAAATGTTAATATAGGATTCGATGAATATACCGTTGTCTTCATTAAACCTATTGATCCGGATTCTAAAATTTCAGCTGTAAATTGGTCTCCTGGTGTTGGATTCTATACATCAGACCTAAAAACTAAAAATGATGTTGGTGAAGATATTGCACTTAGCACATATTATCAAAATGAGGTTGTTGATTTTGGATCTTATCTTTATTCAATAGCTAAAGATGGAGTAATTCCTACTTCTTTAGGTATCGAACCAGATTCTCCGGATTTGAATGTAGAGAATTTCAAAGTTGTTCAGGTTAATCAACACCTAACAGACAATTCTGTTCTTTCGGATTTGAAAAAACTCCAATCGGATAAACAAAGAATTCAATCGGATCTAAGATCAACGGATAAATCTATTAAAGAACTTAGATCGAAGATTCAAACTACGCAATACGCATCTCAGCAATTAAAAGAAACTGATCAAAATCAATTAAGTACTTTGATCAATCAAAGAGATTCCCTTTCGTCTCTCTTTTCTTCTACTATTGATGATATTAATACTATTGGAGTTTCTAATTCGGTTGATCAACTTACGCCTAAATATAGAATTAGAGGATTCTTCCCTATGCCTATTGCAAAATCCTCGGATAGAACATCCCCTCAAGAAGTTGTACAATTTATTGTACAATATAGATATTTAAGTAAAGAAGGTGGAGCTAATCAACCTGAACAAATCAATTTCTTGGATCAGGACGGACAAACTCGTAGAGGAACTTTTTCTACTTGGGTAGAAGTTCGATCTGAAGTAAGACAAAGAAAAACCGACCCTACAACAGGTCAAGTAACTTGGGCTATTGAAGATCTAGAAAATGCTGATTCAGTTAATATAAATTCGGTAGATATTCCAATCTCATTTGGTGAATCTGTAGAATTTAGAATTAAATCTCTTTCTGAATCCGGATGGCCAGTATCCCCTAAGGAATCTGAATTTTCAGAAATTATGAAAATAGAATTTCCTCCAGAATTCGAATCTTCTCCAGATGCCGGATCTATTCTTTCCGAAGCAAATGATGAGAAAGTAAGAGTTGAGCTACAACAAGATCTTGATGCATTAGGTATAAAGAAACACGTTGCAAATCAATTCGAACAAAATGGAAAATTCTTTGCTCATCCATCAACCGAAATTTCTTCTGGATTCTTATCTCCTGAACAAAATGTTATTGCTCTTTTTGATAAGCTAATAGCAATGGATTCAGAAATCGCTAGATTGACTGCATTATTAGAAGCTTCGAGAGGTGTTCTTGTTGTTAGAGTAATCGACGAAGCTGGAACAGAATATCAAGTTCAATCTAATACAACGTTGAAACTTTTTGCTGGAAATTATAAGGATGAGGTTGCACAAAGAACAGTTAAAAAAGGTGCAATTATTTCTAAGAATTATTTTGTTAAAATGTTTAATGATTCCGCAAGTTCTCTTGAAATGTATGCTAGATATTGGGGAAATCGAATTTATAAAGCTAATGAATCTTGGTCAGGTGGAACAGCTTACAATTCAAACGACACAGATTATAATTTAACGAGAAGATATGATCGAGTTCCTTTAGGACTTTCTAATCCTTCATTAGATGATGTATCTTCTTATGGATTTGTTAGGGAACTTCCACAACAATCTTCTCAAGTTCTTGGTGAATTTATTTCTTCTAGATATGTTTCTATTGATGGCAAATCTAATCTTTATGGTGCTGTTAGTGGAGCTACAAATGGTGTTATTGATGCATTTTCTCAAACTTCTAATTCTTCGCCTTATTTTGCTTCTAATATCGATGATTTAGAATGGATAAATGATCTTACTATACAAGATGCTATATCATCTACTGCTGGTATTGGATCTTCTGCATCTGATTTTATTTGGAAAGGATCTTTAACTGGACCTACAACAATTTCGAACGTGATTCCTTTATTAGATGGATCCGTAATTAACGATTATGATGATACAATTCTTATTCATATCGATCATCCTGCTATAGATGATTGGAATCTTGAATCAGATCCTAATTCAGCTGCTAATTTAGATGTAAGAAATTCTATTTTAGGAAATGTTATTTCTGGTTCTACTGGATCTCTATATCAAACTCCTTTATTTTTTGAAGGTGTAGGTGGAACAGGAGATCGATACGCTAAAATAGCTTTTGATGTAAATGATCAATATCTTTTAGGACCTAAATCTGTTGGTTGTTATTTGTTTATGAATCCTACTTCACATTCAGATATAGTTGTTGATGGATCAGATTCCCTATCAGTTAGAAGAATTACTTTTGGTGAAGAACAAGCAATAACTATTCCTATTACTTTCCAATATAGAATGACAGATTATTTTGGAGTTGGAAATGTAGGTATTGGTAACATTTCTGGAGTTAGAAACTTTTCTAAAAATGCTAATTTAGTTTACACAAAGAAAATAGGTTTCGATATATACAGCAATCCAATCAATAAAGAAAGGTTTTCTTTTGATATAGAGGTAACAGCTAGATATTATTCTAGAACTATCGTTGGAAAAGATCTTCCTTCTAGAACATTCGATACTGCATTGGATGATTTGAATAAAACAATCAAGTCAATAACACCTAGAACTACTAGGAACGAAACTCCTGTACAGCTTAGAGGTACCAAAGGTGGAGATTCGAATAGATAGAATAAATAATTGAAATGAGATGCCTAATCAAATACTTAAAAGAAGTTCCTTCGGATTACTTAGAACAAATCCTAAGCTAACTACTAATATAAAAATAATTGCCGATTCAAAGAATAGAATCTATTTAGAGACTATTGACGCAAATCCACTTTTAAGTAAATCAATATACAAAGGTTTTGAAGTTAGTGGTAACGGATCATATTCTTTCGATTTAAGAAGATTTTTTTCTCAAGGTAGTAGAACTCTACCAGAAGATATCGCATACAGTATTTTTGAAGAAGATCCCTCAACATCCGTAAAAGATAGATTCAATAAGCAATACGATTTCACTTATGGATATGGTATGTACCCTAAAAACAGTCGTTTATATTCCGAAGAATACTCTCTCTTTGCACCAATTTGGGTCGAGAAAGATTCTATTCCTGATTATTTCTTAATTTTCAAGATGGACGATCCTGTTACTTTTAATTCTTTACCATATTCTACAACAAATCTAGATACAAATCCTCTACTTAATACATTAGTAGAAGATCCTTCTAATTTCTTTGATAATGTATTAAAGAAAGCAAGAATAATCAAGAAATTTGATTTGACTGATAAGACTGAAATTGGTAAATATATTAGAAATCACGTAAATGATCCTAGTTTTCCGGAATCACCTTTTTATTCTTCATTGAATAAAGGGGAAAATTCTTATTGGAATGGAATATCATATAGAAAAGGTGGATTTGGATCTATTGGTTCTGATATCTATTTAGATTATACACTAATTGATAAGACTTTTATAGAATCAGAAGATTTTATAACTGACGGATTCAAAAGAAATAGTGTTATTTGTGCTAATCTTCTTAATATGGAATTTCTATTTGATGATGAAGAACAAATAGAATATACATTTGGTAGATATTTTGGTCTTTACGTTAGTGAAGTCGAATTAGGTAAATTTGAAATTAGTAAAGATCGACTTTTTGATGACAGATTCAATGAACAAACACAAACTCCACAATCGAATGAAAAGGTTATTGGTGTTTCTACTTCTGTTAAAGATGATATTCAATATAACGTAAATGGAATAAAAATATATCCACAAATTGGAGCTTCTGGACCTTATTCAGGACGTTTGATGACTTGGTCAGAACTTCAAAATGTTAGATTTGGTTATGTTAAAGATCGAAATAGTAATTTCTATTCGATCGATAATGTTACTAATTGGTCAACATTAAATCCACTTACTAATACATCCGATACAGATTATTTGAGAATTAAGAATAAAACGGTAAATTGGAAAAATTTTAGTGGATTTGAATCGCCTTTTACCTATATTCCTTCCATAAAAACTGACGTAAAGGGTAGACCGGCTATTGCATTTAAGTTAATTTCTGCACCAAACGACGGTGATGAAATTAGAGTACAATATACGGATTGGACGAATCCAAAAGAATCTCCTTATATAGATAATCACACAGTAAAAGGAAATTCTACTCTTCCTTCAGGAACTATAAGTGGATTAACTTTTAGTACTAATGGAACTTTGAAAGATATTTCTATTGCTATAGTTGCATCAATAAATCAGATACAAAATTATTCTAACGAGATTCAAGCATTTCAATCTTTTTATATCAATGGAGAGATTTTAATCTTTGCTAGAATTAATTCCGAGAATTGGAACAAATTAAAAATATCTTTATTTAGTGATGCTTCTATATTCCCTTTCTTACTTTCAAATGAATTTATTGATGAACAATCGACATTAACATATCAATCTTCACCTATAGCATTAAGTCCTATTTCAGCAGGAAAATTATTAATATCTAATTTCGAAGGAGGTAATAATCAATCGGAATCAAGAGCAATAATAGAGAGAAAATATATTCAAGAATTCATAGATCCTATTGATGATATTTTTATTAAGACTACTTCTGGATATAATACAACAGATGATTATGGTCTTTATCTAGACGAACCAATCTATAACGATAATGGAGAAATTATAGGGTTCAAAAACTATGATAAATACTATGTAATTAATCTCATTGACAATAAACAGAAGATTGAATTTGGATCTTCTAGCAAATTATCACTTTATAAGAAAGCGTTGAATTCTAATGGATATCTTTCTATTTTCCCTATAAAAGATTTTGATTTTGATTTCAATAATACGGATTATAAAAAAGATGCTGATTCTTCACCTTCTGGACTTTATGATTGGTATATCAGTGGTACAGGAGGAACTGGAAATATACCTACTTTCAATTATCCGACTTTAGGACCCACTTCACAATCATTCATATATCAACTAATAGGACCTACTTCCCCCTTTGTTCAAAATGGAGGATTTCAATCTCTTATTGGATATCAAGATGATCTAAATGATACTGTAGATCCTGTTGTTAATGAATATGATCGTCTCAAAGAAAATTATGTTACTCAATTAGCTCTTTCTTCTAGAGTAGTTCCATTCATAAACAAATGGGTATATGATAATGAATCAACCGACGTTAGAGAAAATGGATATCGACTAAACGTGGATCAAGCAATGGGATATAATAACTTTTCTCCGGATTTTGATCAAGTAGAAAAGACGACTAAATTCTTTACTCATGAGTGGTATTACTTACAGAAATATCCGCCTTATATGGATTTTAATCAGAAGCTAGAATCATTTTCGTATTTTGATAACGATCTTTATTTCCCAGATCTTCCTATTATTGGATCGCCTGGATCTACTTCCACATATTTAGGTCTTACTGGAGCTAGTGGAGCTTCAGCTAATTTACTTTCGATCGAAGAAGATTATTTCTTATCATATTTCACTAGAGAAACCGTAGATGGATTAGCGATACCTAGGGATTTTAAGTATTCACTATTTAGTGGATCCTCTAATTCAAAGGCCGCAGAAACTCTTTTTAGAGGAATTAAAGTTGAGGTTTTAGATCGATCGGAATTTAGTTCAATTAATTATAATCGAGATTCTCTTAAATACGTCTATAACGAAAAATATAACAATTACAAATTTTCTGCTGTTCTTACTTATGGTAATGCAGGATCTCAGATTACTGTTATAAAAAATGATAAATGGAAATCAATAACTCTGATTATTCAATGTGATTTCTCAGATCTTCTATTTCAATATGAAGATACGAATACTTCAGAGATACACCAATTTATAGATAGATCATTACTTTATACTGTTGATGATAAATTTCAGCTTAATGCTGGAGATTTAGAATATAAAGACAATCCAATTTCTGGAAAAATAGTCGATTGGATAGATAATGGATCTTATTTTGAAGTGATAATGGGTATTGATAATGTTGGAAATTTACCTAATCTTACTTCAGAAATTACACAAAATGAAAACGGTAGTTATAATACAATTTCAGTTTCAGCTAATTCACTCACATATATCTTCAATGATATTTACGACATAACAGCAAATACATTTAAGTGTACTTCAATAAGTGGATTACCTCTATTACCAAATCCTGCTACACCGAACGGAACATATAATTTATCAACTTTACTTTCTATTACTTGGCAACCGTTTACTGCTTTAAGAAATTCACCTTTAGAAACAAATCCTATTTATGATGCAGGCGGTTATAATGCTTATAGATCTTTAATTGATTCAATATCTTTCTCGACTATTCAATCTTCAATAAATCTTGGAGATAATGAGATTCGATATATTTCGGTTTCAAAAACAGGATTAATCGAGGAAAATACTTTTGTTATTTCTTTAGTAAGACCGGATTATCCAATTAAATCATCTTACCTAAAAAGAGAAGCTCTTAGGAAAACGTCTTTGGATTCCCAACAAAATCAATCTATTCTAGGATATACGATCGGATCTTTAGATCGAATTTCTTTTAATCCGATAGTAAGATATAGAGGAAATTATACGCCTAGATGGAAAAATATCTTTCAATTCGTTGATATGAATGATCTTAAGTTAGAAGGATTAGATTATTTCAATATACAAATACTTACTGAATTAGCTTGGATCAAAGACAATAATTTAGGTAAGATTAAGAATTTATATTTCAATAAAGTAAACACAGAAAATCCTAACATTATTTTATCTAATAATCTTAATACGAATTCAGAGAGATTCATATATCCTTTAATAGGTGACGTATCAATTGATTTCTCAGATTTTTATGTATTCCGATCTAATTGGGATCCTTTTTACTACAAAAAATACATCAAAAATAACATTTTTGAAAATGTAATAGGAACTAGAGAACCTAAAGAAGAAAAATCATTCTTTGCATCTAAAGCAATTTCTATTCCGACTGAAATACGATTAGAAACATTTCCTTTAGGAATATCTACATCACAAGATGTTATAGATGCTGGGTCATTACAAAATATAAATTCTGGAATAATAGAAAAAAGAATAATTACTTCATCAAAAACAGAATTAGATCTTAGTATATTAGTTACGAAATCTTTATCTGATTGGTTAATAACTGACGGATTTGGTGTGGAATTCTATAAATTTATCGATCCAAATTATTCATTCGGTGATCTTATATTAGATGATGACATAAAAACTTATATACAAGAAAATATATTTCAAAGATATGCAATTAAAGAAGTTATCCTTTGGGAGAAGACTTGGCTTCCTTCTAAAGGCGTAAATGATCTTCCACAAATAGCTATAAATTTAACAGATATCCAAAAAATTCAAAACGGATATCTAAAAAGCAAGAATTTCAAAGTTATCATTGATGAAAGTGGTGGACTTAATTTTAAGGTGATATATACAGTACCTAAAGATAAAAGAACCTCAATATCGATAACAGTTGTACTTGAGAAAAAATAAATACGTAAATAATGCCAATAGTAATTAAGGAATTATTTCCTTCGGATCCTTTATCGGAAGCACTAGAGAAAATAAATTTTAACTTCGATCAACTTATTTTAGCTGGAGGAGGTCCTCAAGGACCTCTAGGTCCTATAGGAGTTCCTGGAATACCTGGACCTCAAGGAGAAAGAGGAGATCATTGGCAAGTAGGAACAACTGCTCCTACTGCTGATCATGGACCTAATTATGGAGCTCTTAAGGATTTTGATTTTTGGATTAGTGCAACAGGTCAAGTTTATTATTGGAGTATTGGTTCTACATCTTGGGTTAATTCAGGAACAAATTTAACAGGACCTCAAGGTGCAAGTGGTGCAACTGGAGGATCTTTCGAAATAGGAATGTATCAAGGATCTACAGGAAATGCTAATACACCTCTTTCGATTCCTCCAGTAGGACCTACAAATTATACTCCCGGTTCTGGTGGTGCTACCACTGTTGCTTCAGGTGGAGTAGATTTTATTATTCCAGTTAACATCAATAAGAATTCATTTTTCCTAGGAGATGGTGGTTGGGCATATTCAAAATTAAATAACTTCGGTGTTTATGATGTTACTATTCCAGGTAACATTCAAAGACTTATACCGAAACAAGTTATAATACAAACTGCAATAGATTCAACTGGTCTAGGAGGTTTAACTATAGGTGCATATGGAGCTACGAGTGCAATTGGTGCTACTCAATCTAATTATGAAGGAGTTTCTACTGAAGTAACCGATGCTCTTAACTTCTTTACTGCAGGATTTGCTTATACTAATACAGCTGGTCAATACTCGCATCAATTCCGAATGAGAACAGGAACTATAAACCTAGAGATTCAAGCAGGAGATAATAACTTTGCTGCTCTAGCTGCAGGGAAAACACCGGATCTTATTCTTAGATCGAATAGAACTTTAATTAAAGATTTTACTTCTAATCAAATTACAATAGGTGCTACCTCTACTATGTTTAGAGAAAAGGCTGCAATTGGATATTCATCAATTCCTACATTTGATAGTAATTCAACTTTAGATAATTCAGGAATAATGCGTTCTAGAGGAGATATTTATGTAGGAGCTTTGAATGGCCTTGCAAATACTATACATATAGGATATGCAAGAACTTCGGATGGATCTGCTTCTTTAAATCTTTATACTAACGGTTCTACACCGACAACTTCTACTTTTTCGATAGGAAGAGTTAATGGAGTTAATGGAGTAGCGACTATAGATCAAACAGGAACAGGCGCTCTACAAATAAATTCAACAACTTCAGGCAGTTACATAAATTTAGTAGCTAATCATCTAAGTGGACATATTCGTTTTAGTAATTCTTCAGGTTCAGAAATAGCTAGAATTGATACAGTAAATTCAAGAGTAGGAATAGGAACTTCTTCCCCTTCGAATACATTAGATGTAGTAGGTTCCTCTATGGGATTAAGAGCAGGAATTTATGGTACATCAAATTCCATAGAATTTATAAATTCTATAGGATCTCCAATAAGTTCAAGGATAGCTTTTGGTTCTGATGGATCAAGTTGGAATTTAGCATTTGCTAAGAATGTAGCCGGAACTTATACTGATTTGATGACATTACAAACAAATGGTAATTTTGGAATAGGAACAACAACACCTAATGATCGTTTAGAAGTTAAAGATGGAGGAATTATAGTAAATACAACTACGATTCTTAATTATTCTAATGGATATGGAATTCAATTTAACAATAATACTTCATTTTATTCAGGAATAAAATCTTATACTAGTACTCCTGCAAATAACATGGGTCTTTCTTTCTTTAGTTCTAATGCTGGATCTTCAGTTGAATCGATGAGAATACAACCGAATGGATTCATAAGTATAGGTCCATCAGCACACCAAAACGTTCCTGAATATAGAATTCATATACAAGGAGACGAAGAAAATTCTATTTTAATTAGATCAAGAAATACAACAATCGGAACACAAAATAATATCCTATTACAAAGATCAAATCTTTCAGCTGCTACACCTAATGCATATGCTTTAGGTGGATTAAGCTTTGGTGGTTATAATGGAACTACTTGGACTTCTGGATACAACGGTGGATCGCAAATTCTTTCTTATTCTTCAGGTACATGGACAGCAACTTCTAATCCATCAGATCTAAGATTCTCGACTACTCCTATTAATACAATTGCTACAGTTGAAAGAATGAGAATTTCGAATTCAGGAAATATATCAGTTGGTTCTCAAGGAAATGCAACTTTTAATTTAGAATTTCAAGGAAATGCAAATAAAATTATAGGTGTAAGTGGTGCTAATACAGGGGATGGATTTGATTTGGATGTAAGAGGTGGTCAATCAGGAGTAACGGTCGATGCAAATGGCGGAATCCTTAATTTGTATATGGGACAATCTAGAGGATCCGGTAATTCGAGTATTGGGTTTTGGGGATTAGGAATAGGTGGAATTGCGTCTTCTAATTTAAGAACATACGAACAAAAAGCCATAATGAATGAAAATGGAAATTGGGCTTTTGGTAGTATAACCCCTTCGTCTTCTAAAATAGATCTTCTAGGATCTTTAAGAATAAGAAGCTCTTCGTCTAATAATAACGTTCTCGCAAACGGTCTGAGATTTAATTCAGATGACGACACTTATGAATCCGAAATAAGAGCATATCAAGGATCCAGTAATTCTCGATTAGGACTTTCTTTTAGAACTACTGATAATTCTTCTACGACATCAGAACGTATGCGACTAAATCCAGATGGAGGAATTCAAATGATGAATGATACACTTGTAACTGAAGGATCATTTACAATCTCCGTTCTCACTCCTACTACAATTATTGACGCTTCATATCAAAATGTTATTAATATAGCCTCGGATGATAAAGATAGAATAATTTATTTTAGTAGAGATGATGATTCTGGTGGAGGAATAATACAAGGATCTATGGTAATGGAAGTTCTTATTGGAGTAAATACAATATATCACGCTGTACTTGCTTATGATTTTTTAAGTCCTGCACAGGGAAGAAAAACAGCAGCTAATGCTTCTTATAGTTTTGTTTTACCTAGTGGATTATCTTCTATTGTCAGATATAAAAGAATAGCATTTCAAACTACGGGAACTCTATCTTATAGTGCAAAATCATTAAGATTTGGAAAATAATATAAATATGACAAAATTTTTAATTCAATTCAAAGAATGGATCAAAGATCCAAAACATCAAAGAAATTTGACTATAGTTATTGCAATTATAGTTATTCTTCTTATGCGTAGATGTTCTCCTTCGGATGGAGATGTAAACACTTTACGTCAAAACGTTTTTGCTCTTAATGATTCAATAAGAGCATATAAGACGAAAACAGGAACTCTTGTTTATGAAAAGGGAGCTTTGATCTCAGAAAATGGAAATCTTAAAAACCTAAATAAAGGTCTTTCAGATGAAGTTAAATACCTAAAAGACAATCCAATCGTTATCATAAAAACAAAAATAGTTGTTAAACATGATACGATAGAGATTCCTGTTTATATTAGTACACCAATCTATCATCAAGATGGATCAGTTTCTAGAGAACTTAAATGGAGCTACGACAAAGATTTCGGTAAAGGAAATAGTAGAAAACTTTCAGGGAAACTTGATATTACGGTCGATACTTCTATGAATCTAACTTCTACTCCTGTGCATATAACAGACGATGAATTCAGTATGGCAATTACTACTGGACTAACAGAAAATAAAGATGGACTTCTTGAAATTTTTGTTAAATCTGATTATCCTGGATTTAGTGTTAGTTCAATGGATGGAGCTCTAATAGATCCTAAAAAATCAGAAGTTCTGAAAAAATACTTCCCACCCAAAAGATGGGCTTTGGGTATTTATGGAGGATTTGGTCCTTACGTAGATCCCTTTAACGCAAAAATCGGTATGGGAGTTCAACTAGGAATTGGTCTTCAATACAACATAATTCAATGGAACTTTAAAAAATAATGGCAACATCATCTAAATACATACAGGTTTCTTCATCGGTTTTGATGGAGTACATATACTCAGATCAGGATGTAATTAACGATCCTGGTAATGAATTTAGAATATCTACTTCAACAGCTCCTATTTGGAAAATGAGTAATGGACATTCTAATGAAGATCAAATTTTGAATGCAGATTCTTCTGAGATTATTCAAGATGGTCTTCCTATAGGAACTGCTAATGTTAGAAATCGAGCTTTCGCTGCAATTCTACCTTATAAAGGTGCATCATTAGATATAAATAAGCTTGTATTCTATAATGATTACGATCCGCTTCTTACATCTACACCCAGTTTACCTATAACATTTACAAATCCACAAGCTCCTGTATATGATACAATCAGATTACATCTTGTTCAAGGATTCAATTTTGAAGATAATTTCGGTCTAGTTCTTTCAATCAAATGTAAAAAGAAAGATGATACTAATTTAGTTCTAGCAAATTATTCATATAATAAGGAAGATTCTTCTTTTGAGATTATAAATCCAAATCCTTTCTTCTTTAGTGGTAAAGTTTATAGTTCTTATGTTGAGCTAAGAGTTCTTTCTCTTTACAATCTTATTTATGATTATTGGTTAGGTGTTCTTTCTGGAGATACTGTAGTTGAAAGAATCACTAATTTCAATGGAATAATGCGTAGTCAACTTATCTCTGTTTATTTCGGATGGGTTAGTGATCGTGAAATTAATGACGGACAAGAATACTTAAATATATATGACACAAAAGCCATAGATCTACCCGTCAGGGATCAATTCTCTTCGATTTCTGCATTTATTGAAGAATCGTCAGATGGCGATTATATAGAATTTTATGCAACTTATAATGGATCCATTATAGAGAATTACATTCTAGATTTGAATAATAGTGGATATGATTTCATTCTTCTTCACGATTTGGTAATATCAGAATATGTTTATGATAATACATCTTCGACTTATTCTTGGATTAAAACAGATGATCTTCAAATTTCTCAGATTGATGAATATGACAAACCTAATTTTTATCGACCAATTATAAAAAATAATTCGGCTATAGCGTATAAAATAGATTATGTTGTTCGTTTATACAACAGACAAGATAATTCACAAGTTTGGAAAACTTCCTCGATGATTTCACAATCAGCAGCTAAATATGGTAGAAAACTTAAGTCTATTGCTTTAGGAACAAATCCAATACAAACTAAAATATACAACCAGAATGTTATTAAGGATATTCAAATCAATAGAATAACTGAACCGGTTTTGAATAGTACAAAATATGTTACATCATTCTCTACGAATTCTGAAATTTCTATAACAACTGAAACGGTAAATCCATCTTCTTCAGGTGATACTACTTTACAAAATACAGGAACATCAAATCAACAAATTTATAGCAATGGATTAGGCAGAGTTCTTATACCAGAATCTGTAGCTTTCTTGAAATTTACTTTATTTCAAAAAGAAAATGGACAAAATACGAGAATGAATCTCGCAGGTCTTGGAGATTTGTATATTGTTTTTGATTCGTCTCAAGGTGAAAATTTAGAATTTATAGAATTCCCTAATCAATATACATCTAAGGGAGGTGGAGAAGTAATTTTCCGTCTTTCCGAGAATGATACTCGTAGAGTTTTAGCTTTAGCAAATAGATCATTTAGAATCTTTATAGAAAATGATCAAAAAGATAGAACATTCCTTTATGCAGGAGATTTCTTCTCAACATCAGAATTTCAAGATATTCAAAAGAATAGTAAGATTGCAGATTTAGAAACTCAAGTAGTAACTTTAACATCTCAATTACAAGGAGTAAATTCAGTCGTAGATCAACAAAAAACAACTATCGATTCTTTGAATTCGACAAATCAACAGTTACAATCAGCAGCTAATCAACCTGTATTAACTCCTGTAACTGCAACAACAACGGTTGAAGATGTAATTTCACAAACTAATTCTATGATAGAACAGAAAGATCAACAGATCAATTCAATGAATTCTACTATAGAACAATTAAACGGACAAATATCTTCACTTACTTCAACTATGAATGCTACATTACAAGCAATTTCACAGATTAATGGATTACAAAATGTAGCTAATGATGTTACATCAACTCCGACAGCAACTGAATCTAATACATCTGTCGGAAATAAGCTAATCCGAAAAGCTTTAGCTAACATAAAGAGTACACCGGCTTCGAGTCAAAAACCTAACGAGACACAATGATCTTACAAAGTAGAAACGACTTATTCAAAATAGAACTTCCTAGAGTTTTTATTCCAAAGGAAGTAAAAGACCGTTATACGCCTTATTTGTTTAGAATGCCTACTCCTGTTACCGATGTTTCAGATGTAATAAATTGGTCTATACAATCGATTTCGATTCCTAATTTTAATTACGAACCGATAGAACAAGTTAAACCTGGAAATGCACCTCAAGCAAAAGGAACTACTAGAAAATGGAGACAAGCACTTTCACATGAGATGCTTATCGATCGAACTTTTACTATAACTTTTCAATTACTAGACGGAAATGTTAATTATTGGATAATGCTAGAAACATTCTTCTATTGGTATGATTTCCAAACAACGAAACCTTATACAATGGATATTCCACTTCATATATTTGATACTGAAGGTGTAAGAATGTATTCAGTACAATTTCACGATTGTCTATTTACAGGATTAAATCAATTTACTCTTTCTTACTCAGATATGTCACCAGAATTTAGAACTTTTGAAGCTACTTTTGCTTTCAATGAAATGAAAATGGATTTCCCTGTTGTATAAGATACATATACTATGAAAACATTTAAAGAATACTTAATCGAATCAGGAACATTCTCAGACATTGAGATATGGATGATGAATGAAAATCTGAAGTCTGAGCTGACCGAAGATGAAGAAAAAAAAGTAGATGAAGCAGTAAAAAAATTCTGTGAAGAATACTTAGAAAAAAGTAAAGGACTTAAAGAATTTAATGAAGAACTAACAAACGAAGGTTTCTTAGGTTCCGTTATTGGAGGACTTACTGGATTTGCTCTCGGATCTTCTGTTGGTAAAATTATTGCAAATGTTCTAGGAATAGAAAGAGGAGTTGTTTTTGACTTATTAACTAGTCGACTTGTTGGTGCTGCTTTAGGTGCTGCAATCGGCAAAAGATTCTAATATGATTATTGGTATAGATTTTTCAATAAATTCAACAGCGGTAGCGATTAAGACGACGAAAGATAAATTTCTACTTTTTTCATTCGTTCCGAATTACAATCCAAAGCTAAAAGGATTTCAATTACATAAGATTCTTCACGAATCAAAAACTGTTACAATTACTTCATATAATAAAGATAATCTTATTAAAGATGCTATAGAAGATCAGGCGATCAAATTGAGGAACGCTGATGCACTATCTAATGAGATTATAGAGATATTCAATTACACAGGAATCGTTCCTACAGAGATCAGAATTGAAGGATTTTCGTTTGGATCTAAGGGAAATTCTTTCATTGATATGATTACATTTAACACATTCTTAAAGGTCAAGCTCATTCAGAAGTTTGGACATATAATCCGAGTTATCTCCCCTAAGTCAATAAAGAAAGCTTACACAGGAAACGGTAATGCTTCTAAATGTGATATGCTCAGATCCTTTATGGAAAAATCCGATAGTAAGCTTAGAAATGAAATAGAAAAATTAAATATCGTAATAGAAGGGGAATTCAATATACCTAAGCCTTTAGATGACTTAGTGGATGCCATAGCACTAACTCTTATTGAGGTGGAATAACTAACTGAAGTGGATCCTTGTCGTAACTGTTATCCTTTTACTTAAACAACCATTAATGGTTATATGTATTCTAGATGGAGTGAGTTTCAAAATTCAACTTGAGATAAATAAAATATAAAAAAAATTGACTATGAAAAACATAATGGATTTTGACGAATTTATCAACGAAGGGGATAAAGGACAAGGACATAAGAGAGCTCCAGGTGATCCTAAAGAAGATGGACTTTATACAGGAGGAGGTAAGTATGCTCTAAAAGGAACTGGATATGCAAATGCTGCAAAAGCCGAATCTACTTGTAAACAGTTAGATGGACTAGAGAAAAAAGGAGAACATATGTGGGCAATGTCAGTTGCTACAACCATGTTGAATAGAGCTGAAAAACATCAACATCAAACACCAGAAATGCGAGATGCTATTAAGGTATTTAAAGCCTGGATTGAAAAGAATAGAACAACTGGAAAAAAATAAGAAATTATGCCTACACCTGAATGGTTATATCAACAAAATGCTAAAAAACGACGTCAGAGGGAAGAAGAAGCTAGATTACAAATGATTCAACTTCTCCTACTTAATGATGATATTACTACAGTTACTGGCATAGGAGGAACAGGAGCAACTGCTTAATATGCTAAATCCGAATCTAATCAATTTTGAAAGTTATAGAGATAACTACGATGATCTACTTGAAACCAAGGAAGATTATTTTATCTTCGTTAGAGCACTAACTGAGAAGAATTATGATATATTTAAGTCACAAATCAATCCAAAAAATTTGAAAAGATCTTGGAAAGCTAATCATTTAGATCATATCTATTCGATATCTCAAGCATTCAAAGATCAAATAAATCCCTTTTTTATAGCACATCCTTGCAATCTTCAAATGTTAAAGGCCAAGGAAAATAAGAAGAAAAATGCTAAATGTGGACATACCACAGACGAGCTATTTGAAAAAATAAATCAATTCGGATACGTATGAATCAATTCTTAAAATATGACGAATTCTTATTAGAATTCAAAATGCCATCTATGAAATGGGTAGATTTCGATTTGAATAAAGTAGACGATGAGGGAATGGAATTAATATGGAAGATGTATTCTGATACCTATTCTCAAGCAGGCATGGATTTTTCTGCATCTGATTATCGTGAAATTCGTTCTAAATATAAAGCCACTTTTCTAAAAGATGTTGATCGAGATAAATTACCAGATGCATTTATCATTTACAAAGAAACTCCTTACGGTAACAAAATTGCTTTGCTAGGTACCAATGGAATAAAAGAAGCTAAAAGGGATATGGTAAAGAAGATTCTAGAATTGGTTAATACTCGAGGTTGGTACATTGAGGCTTCATTAAGAATGGAAGAACTTTTATCATCCTCAAAAGCTCCAGTAGTAACCGATGAAAAGGCCATTAAAGATATAGTTGGAGCTGATAAAAAACCAGAAATGCAGAAAGATGGGTATTACACGAGATTACTATCCAAGGCCAATAAAAGAATAACCAAGAGAATTTACGGCATACTTCGATGAAAAATCTACCTACATACGATGAGTATCTAATTACCGAAAAAAAATGGGAGAAAGAAGTTAAATCTTCACATTTGGTTTCTATGGAATATGATTCCGATACTGAAGTTTTAGAAATAGAATTTCACGACGGATCAAAATATAAATATAGTGAAGTTCCTAAATCCGTTTGGAGAGAACTTTCTTTAGAAAAGAACCTCCTTCAAAAAATTGGAGGTGGTATAGCGAAAGGAGCTAGAAAACTTTTTGGAAAGGATGCCGTAGAGGAAGGAACTTTTGGAACGAGATTTTGGTCTCTAATACGTAAAGGTGATTATAAATATGAAAAAATAAGTTAGAGGAGAAGAAACTCTAATCAATATAGATACATATAATATCTAATTAGTAAATAAAAAGTAAGTAAGGTACCCAAAGTAAGTGATAATCCTACAACGAACATTAATCCGGAGTAGTAAGTAATTGTAAGTGAATCTCTTAACTGTAAGTTCATATAAATAATAACGTAAATAAAAAAGTAAAGCAAAATGGAAAATTTAGACATTTTTAATTTGAGCCTCGACAATTTCAAATCCGAGGAAAAACAAACAAGTGGAACTGACATCTATAAAACAGATCCAAAAAATTCAAAAGACTCTATTTATAGAGCAGTTATTAGATTCATTCCGAATCTTAATAATCCTAAAAAATCTATCGTAAGAAAATACTCCTATTGGTTAGAAAATGCCGAAGGTAGTGGATTCTACGCAGATTGTCCTTCATCTGTTCCAGGTGAAAAATCAGTTATCCAAGATACTTTCTGGAAACTTTACAAATCTGAATCAGCATTCGAAAAGAAACAAGCTGAAAAAATTAAACGTAAAGAGTATTACTACTCATATGTTTTGATTGTAAAGGATCCACAACGTCCTGAATTGGAAAACACAGTTCAATTATTCCGTTTCCCTAGAGCCGTTAAGAAACTTATCGATGCTCAAATTCAACCATCTGCTGAAGATATCGAAATGGGAATCGAACCAACAAACATCTTCGACTTCTTTCAAGGAAAAGACTTCCAATTAAAAGTAACCATGAAAGGTGGATATTGGAATTATGATGAATGTAAATTCGGAAATACTCCAGCAGCTGTTAAACTTAATGGTGCTCAAATGGAAAACAACGAAGAATGTCGTAAAATGATCATGGGAATTTATACAGGTGCTTCTGCTTTAGAAGATCAAGAATTTAAACCATGGACTAATGAACTTCGTGAAAAGGTATTCAATTACATCGCAGAACTTACAGGATCTAATCCAGGTGCTGCTTATCAAGCTGTTTCTTCTCCAACTCCTGTTAAATCGGTTACTCCTCCTATGGCAGGAACTACTGAAACTCAGATTGTTAAAGAAACACCATCTATTAATTCCGCCTCGAAAGATGCCGGTAATTCAAATGACTCAGATATTGAATCTTGGTTACAAGAATTCGATATTAAATAAATCAAATTTAATCAAAAGGACATCTCTATCGAGGTGTCCTTTTTTTATTCAAAAACTATGAAAGGAATCGTATTAGCCGGTGGTAAAGGAACTAGATTACTCCCTATCACTATAACTCAAGTAAAACAGCTTTTGCCTGTTTATGACAAACCAATGATATATTACCCTATCTCTATTTTGATGCTTGCCGGAATCAAAGAGATTATGATTATTACAAATCCAGAAGACGTTCATTCAATGAAAAAACTTCTAGGAGATGGATCTGAATTAGGATGTAAATTTGAATATGAAGTACAAACCGAAGCAAGAGGAATAGCTGATGCTTTTATTATCGCTGAAGATTTTATAGGATCTGATCCTGTTTGTTTAATTCTAGGAGATAATATCTTCTACTCTTCAGGATTAGCAGGTCTTCTTAAAACTAAAACAAAGGAATGGGATGGATTTCGTGGAGTTTCACGAGCTAAAGGGGCTTGTGTTTTCGCTTATCACGTTAGTGATCCGGAACGTTATGGTGTAGTAGAATTCGATACTATGAATAGAGTTGTTTCTATCGAAGAAAAACCTAAAAAACCAAAATCTAGCTTTGCTATTCCAGGACTCTATTTTTACGATAATAAAGTTGTTGAAATGGCGAAAAATCTAAAACCTTCACGAAGAGGTGAATTAGAAATAACTGATATTAATCAGTTATATTTAGATGAAGGAAATCTACATGTTGCTCAATTACAAAGAGGGACTGCCTGGTTAGATACGGGAACTTTCGAATCACTAATGGAAGCAGGGCAATTTATTCATATGATTGAAAAAAGACAAGGACAAAAAGTTGGATGTATCGAAGAGATTGCATATAAAATGGGTTGGATTAATGAAAATCAACTAAAGTCTATAGCTAAGAAATATGAAAAAAGTGGATATGGTGAATATCTAACTTCTATTGCTGAAAATAAACCCTTACACATACACGGTACATATTAAAAATAATGGAAATAACTGAACAGAAAAAATTACAGATTAATGCTAAGGTCGAAAATATCATAAAATCAGAATTCTCAGGAGTAAAGGGAGAAGTAAGATTTTTTAGAGATAGACTTAACTTTGCATGTCCTTATTGTGGGGATTCTACGAATGAACACAAAAAACGTGCTAATATCTATTGGGCAAATCTAATGTATCATTGCTTCAATGATGGTTGTAAAAAGCACACTAATCTTGTAAATTTCTATAAAGATTTTAACAGTCCTGTTCAAAATACTGATGAATTAACGTTCTTTTTAGATTATATACGTGAACATCGTGTATCAACGGTAACTAAGGAATATCTTGAACTCAACACATTTCAAAATCTTGTTGAATTCGGTATTCCTTACGAAACCGTCAAATCAAAACTAAGACTCTTACATCCTTCTGAAGATATGACTATTGAAAAATATCTTAAAGCTCGATTCATGCATTTCAAAATGGATCACTTCCTTTACGATAAAAAGAAAGATCAGCTATATGTTCTCAATCTAACTCCAGATAAAACTAAAATTCTAGGATGGCAGATTAGAAACTTTCAAGAAAACAGAGCTAAATACGTCAGTTTCAATATAGAAAAAATAAACTATCTACTTTTCGGTCGAGGCATCGAAGATCGATCAGAAGACGAAATAATTAAGTTAAATACTATGAGTCTTTACTTCGGTATTCTATCTGCTGATTTCTCTAAGAATGTTACTATATTTGAAGGTGTTATTGATTCCTTTTTACAACCAAATTCAATAGCTATAACAGGTGCAGACAAACCTACTGAAATGTTTGACGATATAACAACAATACGATATCTTTTCGATAACGATAATGCAGGAAGAAGAGTTATGGAAGCAAAACTTAAAAAAAGAAAAAATGTCTTCATGTGGAATAAGCTCGTTAGAGATTTCAAAGTAAGAGAACAAGTTAAAGATCTAAATGATCTATTCATCTACTGTTGGAAAAACAAAAACGAAGCAATTAAAAATCTCGATAAATACTTTACACATGAACCACTGGACATCCGAAGCGTATAGTGCTATGGAAAATGAACTCGAAAAATTCTTCGAATCTTCTAAGAAAGGAAACATTAAGCTTATTGTCGATTTTGATATAGACGATAAGAAAGTTGAAGCAAATCCTTTCGAAATAGAAAGCATAAAATATAAAACTAAAAAGGTAAAAAAGGGATCTATCTTAGATCTAAAAAGCCGAAATAAAAAAGAAGATAATTCCCTATTCTAATGACCGAAGAAGAAAGAAAAGTAAACGATATAGACGAAGCCCTCGAAAAGGAACGTGTAGAATATGGTCATAAGCTTTCTGAACTTATTTCAAAAATAAATAAGATAGATCAAATACCAGAAGCTCAAGTATTTATGCTTTCTTATCGACATATGTTTGTTGAAAAGGCAGCTAAATATCGATCAGCCGTTTATAAAAAGAAAACAAACGATCAGAATTTTAGAAAACTAAGATTCGAATACTATAAAACTCAACATGATGTCCGATTGGATTATCGTGAAATAAACCAATTCATCGATTCGGATATGTCTATGAGAACTCGACAAACAGAGCTTCTAGATAATCAGATTTTATTTTTTAATCAATGTATCGAAACGGTGGATAAAATGGGATTTGCTATTAGAAATAGAATTTCTATAGAAGAATTCCATCACAAAAACTTTTAGAAATGAAATGGACACTAACACACAATGATAGAATCCTAACATTAACTGAAGCAACTGGATTAGAAATTGATCAACTCAATTTATCATTTAGAAGACAAACAGCTAATGCAAAATGGGATCCGAGAGTAAAAAAAGGTTGGTGGGACGGTTATATCTCATACTTCAAATCTGACAGATATCTACCATCAGGTCTTTGGTCAGAAGTTGTAGATATTTGTAAGCTATATAATTTTGAACTTCATATAGAAGGAATTGAAAATAAATTTGATAGAGATATCGATCAAGAAGAATTTCAATCCTGGGTTGATGAAAAATGGTCAGATGTAGAAGAAAGAAAACCTAGAGATTATCAAGTTAATACAGTTTTTAATATCATTAAATATCAAAATTGCTTAGCTGAACTCGCAACTTCTGCAGGAAAGACTTTGATTACCTATATGACAATTGCTTATCTTCTAGAAACTAAAAAAGCTAGAAAGGTTTTAATGATTGTTCCGACAGTAGACCTTGTAGTGCAAGGAACTGAGGATTTTTATCAATATAACGAAGAATCGTGTAAATTGAAAATTGACATTCAACAAATTTTTGCTGGATCTGTAATTAGAGAAAAATCAAATATAGTTATAGGAACATATCAATCACTTGTAAAGAAAGATAAAACTTATTTTGATCAATTTGATACGGTAATAGTCGATGAAACTCACAAAGCTAAATCAGCAAGTATTAAAACGATTTTAGAAAAATGTGAAAATGCAGGAAGAAAATTTGGTCTATCAGGAACAATTCCAAAACCAGGAACTTTAGATAGATTAACTCTTATGGCATATACAGGTCCTGTGATTACTTCAATTAGAGCAGATTATTTAATGGAACAAGGACATATTACACCTTGTGAAGTTTATGTTATCGAAATGGATTATGCTCGTCCTGAAGTAAAAGATGGATTCAAAATGTTATTTCAAAGATCCGAAGAAGATCGAAAGAAACTTCTTAATCTAGAACAACAATATGCTATTCAATCAGAGGTAAGATTAGAATTCATTACAGATATGATTCTAAAGAACAATAAGAATTCATTGGTTCTTTTCTATCGAATTGAATACGGTAACAAAATATATGATAAGCTTAGAGAAAAAACTGATAGAAAAATCTTTTACATCGATGGCTCTGTTAATAAAGATCTTAGAGAATATCAGAAAGATATGTTAGAAGAAGGTGAAGGAAAAATTATGATTGCATCATTTGGAACCTTCTCTACTGGAATCAACGTTAAAAACATACACACTATTTACTTAACTGAATCATTCAAATCTGAAGTAATTATTAGACAATCTATTGGTAGAGGACTTAGAAAACATGCAGATAAGAAGAAGCTGGTAATTATCGACTTTGTAGATGATTATTGTACTGGTAAATTTAAGAACTATCTTTATAAACATTCAGAAGTTAGACAAGCTATATACGATGATCAGAATTTCCCTTACAGTATAAGACGTATGGACTTGAAGAAGATATATAGTAAAAATAGTGAATAAAATGGCTTTGCTTAAATACAGAACATTTGCAAAATTAAGAACAGAGGCTAAGGAAAATAAGCTTCGTGAAACCGCTGCACAAAATTTCAAAAAGATATTCAACGAAAATCTTTCTAAATATGGTGCTAAAGATCCCTCCGAACTTGACGAAGAACAACTTACTGAATTCTTGGAAACAATGAAAAGTTATAAAAACGCTCAAAACGGAAAGTAATGGCAGAAATTTTATCCCTAAGACAGGTATATCTAAAAGAAGGAATGCCCTTCGTTAATAAACTACTAGATGGATTTGTTGTTGTTAGTGAAAAGCTTAATGCTACTAGATTTTGCTTCGAATATAACGGACCTAAGGGAATTAAATTCTTCAAAAAAGATGGACCTATAACATCTATCGATAGAACGATGTCTTCACTTTATGAAGCACCTATTCGTTTTATTGAATCTCTTCCTAAAGAAGATATGATGAAACTTCCTATCGGATTCAAATTTGGTCTTCGTTATTTTCATAATACAAAACCTGCTAATATAGTTTATGATAAAATTCCTCTAAACGGTCTCGTCTTAACTGATATTAAAAATCCTACAGGTAAAATCATAGATGATGTATCAATTCTTAATGGAATATCGGATCTTCTAAGAGTAGAAAAACCTCCTGTTATTTGGTATGGTAAGTTAGATAAATCACAAAAAACTAGAATCTTAGAATATCTTAGAACTCAAGAAGATGAGCTAATAAAAAGATTTTCTACAGATTCATTCACTAAATATATCATATCAATTCTTAATCCCGAGATTGAAGCTACAGCTCTTAAAAACGATATAGAAAAACCTATCGATTCTATCATCTTCAAATTTATTTCAGATGATACTAGTGAAGTTTTCCATTCAAAAGTAATAGATCCTGTAATTACACAAATCAATCGATCTAATGATGAAGAAAGAGAACCTCAAGATCTTTATGGAATTATTCTTTCTGATCTTGTTGAATATATCAAAGTAACAGGACTTCAAAAATATGGTCTTAAAGAAGAAGGAGAAGATGCTAGATATTTAGAACTTGTTTGTCAAATCTTTTCACAATACATGAAAAAATATGGCTATAAATATAACGGAATTGAAATAGATCCTCTTTCTTTTGCATCGGTTCCTGAATTCGATCTTAATACAGGATTCATTAAAGATCAAAAAGTTAGAGATCTAATTAAAGAATCTACAATCAACAAGCACATCTTCAAAATTCTTATGAGTTCTTTCTCTAAACCGAAGAAAAAACCTAGCGGAACTGTTACTCAAATGCTTATTGATGATACTATAGATCTAGCTAAGAAAATTAAAGATAAAGTTTTAGAAACCAAAAAAGTAGGTGAATCTAATTCTTTTCCTACATATGAAGAATTCTTCACTAAAAAGACGGATGATTCTCGAGGAATCAAACTTTGATATATAGAAAAACAAATAAAAACACATTAAAATGGAAAAAAATCTTAACGAAGGTAGAACCCAAATCAAAAGACAGTACGGCCAGTACGCAAAAATTAAGGTAAATGAAAAAGCACCAATAAGAAACAAAGTTATTGGTTTCGTAGGAAAACGTTTTGTTACTGAGGAAGAAATGAAAAATTTCTTATCTAAAATGAATGAGGATTCTGGAAAAACTTTTGATGATAAAAAATGGTTCGGTAGAAATCAAAGATATTTTGAGTCTTTTGAAAATAGAGGACAAAAGGTTATCACTCTTTCTAAATACGGAAAACGTGTTCTAGAAATGATTGGTAAGACTACACAAAAACAATCGATCAATGAATGTGTAGGTCTTTTCAAAAATATCAGATTAAATGAGGCGTTTGTTAATCCTTCTCCTTGTGAATTACTACAAGATACATTAAAAGGTTTTTCTGAATCAGATGATGATAGTATTGACATTACAGTTTTAACTAAAGGATATGAAACTATCGCTAAATTGTTAAAAGGAAATATGAAAACTGTTGTTTCTGAAATGGAAGAGGGTGAATATGAACTTTGCAAAGCTTTGGCTGTAGGCCTTGATAAAAGAGCTACAGGTGGAATCACTGATACTGGAAAACGTAAAAATGAATCCCCTGAAGGATCTAACGTTTCCATCGTTAACAGAGGACAAATTAACTCAGCTTTTACGAGTAATTCTCTTCCACGTGAAGTAATTGTTTATCATATTGGAGATATAAAAGTAGACGTTGCAACTTGGGTAGATGGAGATGAATATGCAGAATTCGATCACGTAGCATTTCTTAAAAAAGACGAAAAGAAACTTATTTCTTGGGTAAATAAAAACATGTCAGAAGACGACATGGAATACTAAAATGTTAAATCTACCTACATACGAACAATACTTAATAACCGAAGCTTTAGATGATTCTAAGGTTTCGGATGTTAAGAAGTTAGTTTCTGAAAAACTAAGAACTGTTGTTGAATATACAAAATCTTCTGAAGTTTTCAAATGTGTAGGTCTTGCTCTTAAATATCCTGAAGTTCTTGAAGATATTCTTAAGGCAGAAGGTTTTGAAGCAAAAAATATAAAACTCATTGGAGCTCAATTCTCTGGTGATACAGAATTTCAAATTAAATAAAACGAGATATGAAAATTAAATCATTCAAAGAATTCTTAAATGAATCACTTAACGAAGCAGGCGATGTAGCTTATTGGAAACAATATGAAAAAGGAACTCCAGTTGGCGAAGAAGATTATGGTAAAAAAGTAGCTAAAAACGAAAAAGAGCTAGATGCACTTTATGACGAAGTAGTAATGTGGTGGGATACTGAATCTGAACATCCGAATACACGTTCTCCGTTCGGTCAATCTAAACAATGCGAAGAACTTAGAGGTGTAGCAAAACAATATCTTAAAAAATACAAATCCATTAACGGAAGAGTTATCGACGCAATGGTATCTCAGAATTACATCTAATAAGATGCCAAAAAGAAAACATACACCCATGTCTACATACGAAGATTTTCTAAAAGAAAATTCTGCAGCAGCAACTGTTAGTTCAGTTGGTGGAATGGGTTCCCCTTCAATGCCAGGAAATCCAGGAACTCAGAATGACTATGTCACTCAAGAAACAGGATCTGGTGATATTCCTTATACGTTGTCTAAAGGACAACCAAAGAAAATGAAGAAATCCTCCTTCGTAAGATTCAAAGATTTTATCAAAGGTAGTGAAGAACTAAGATCGGCCGTATAAGGTTTGCCGGCCGAATAAATTTATAACAATGGACAGTGACCCTGAGAAACAGAAACAATCAAGGAAAAAAACTAAGAACTCTTGTTCTTGTTTTAGCAACATTCTTCAACCCTCTTGGGTTCGATGCCCTATTCCATCTGGTGATGACGTGGACGGGATCATATTGGATTACGGATGCAATTTTTTATGGCGTATCGGGATTGCTCTTTGGGCTGTATTTTTTGTTGTCGAAACGTGCAAAATCATAATAAAATAACTCTTAACATATTTTGCAAAGGTCCATCAAAAATGGACTTTTGTTGTCTAGTATTGATCCTATTCAACTCGGATGTTCATAATAAAATAAAAAAACATGAAGTATATCAAAATTCGAGATGTTAAATCTCCTACAAGAGGTACACCACATTCAGCAGGAATTGATTTCTATATTCCTAACGAATGGAACAATGGTGAATCTTATCATCTAAGACCCGGCGGAAGTCTTCTTATTCCTTCAGGCGTTAAGTTAAAAGTTCCTAACGGACATGCTCTTATTGCATTCAATAAATCCGGAGTTGCAACAAAAAAAGGTGTTATTGTTGGTGCTTGTGTAGTCGATGAAGATTATCAAGGTGAACTACATTTACATATAATAAATATAAATCAACCTATCGAATCATTTGGTGAAACCGCTTATTCGTCTGATCCAGGATTTGTAGACATTATTCCAGGAGAAAAGTTAATGCAATTCATTATTGTGCCTGTAAATTACGTTGATCCTATTGAAGTACAAACACTTGAAGAATTATTTCCTGAAGAATCTCAAAGAGGTGAAGGTGGATTCGGTTCAACGGGAATTAAATAAACTATAAATAAAATGGACTTACAAACAAAAGGATTAAATCCTAAAGATACAACAGCTGTTCAATGTGAACTATGTAAAGAAGAAAAATTCGAGGAAGTTACTTTTATTCGTAAAGCTTCTCGACTTCTAACAGGTGCTGCAAATGATACATATATCCCAGTACCGACATTCCAATGTAAATCATGCGGTCATATAAATAAAGAATTCATACCTAAATTTTAATAAATGATCCTAGAAGTTGAAAACAACGAAAATCAAGTAATCATTTCTTATTTCGATAAGGAAGGAAGAATAAAAATTAAAGATTATCGATTAGATAATTGTCCAAATTGGAAAGTTTGCTCAGATTCAGATCCTCGTAGAGATCCAGAATTCAAAAATTGGAATGGTAGATCTGTAAAGAAACAAAATTCTCCACGATTCAATAAATTCTCTATATATGAATTTATCGATACTCTCCCAGAAGATGAAAAGGCAGAAATAACAGCTCTTAACTTTCCCAAAATTCAATCAATAGATATTGAAACTGAAGTCATTGATTCATTCCCTGTTCCTGAAATTGCTCGGGAAAGAATCACAACTATTGCTATTGCAACTGAAGCTAATGCAACTATTGTTTTAGGATGGAAACCTATTTCTAAAGAACAAGAAAAGATGATCTTCGACAAACATCGAGAATATCTAAAAGAATATGGCGAATGGAATTTCAAATATATTTGTTTCGAAGACGAATATAACATGATGTATACTTTCATAAATAAATTCATACCAAATTTCAGTTTAATGATAGGTTGGAACTTTATTGGATTCGATTGGAAATACATATATAATAGATGCAAGAAAATAGGTATCGACGTTTCTAGATGTTCGCCATCTAAGAAAATCTATGGCAAAGATAATATCCCAACTCACGTAGGAATTATCGATTATTTAGATGTTTATCGTCGATGGGACCGAACAGTTGCAATCAAAGAAAATAACACTTTAGATTTCGTAGGAAATGCTGTTCTTGGAGTAACTAAATTAAAATATGAAGGAACTCTGCAAGAACTATACGAAAATGATTATGACAAATATGTACTTTACAATGCTATTGATGCTGCGATAGTTTGTTTAATACATAAAAAACTTAAAACAATTAATGCGATTCTTACAATGTCTTGTCTTTGTAATTTGTCCATATATCGAGCATCTTCAGCTGTTAATCTTACTGAAGCTCTTCTTTGGAAAGGATATTATGATAGAAAATTGGTTATAGCAGACGAAAGAGGAGATTCAGTTAGAGGAGTTTATGAAGGTGCTTACGTAAAAGAACCAGAGGTAGGGATATTCAGAGCTGCAACATGTTATGATTATGCTTCTCTATATCCATCTGTAATGAGACAATATAACGTATCACCTGAATCATTCATAACGAAAACTCAAGATCCTGCAACATTAGAAAAATATAGAAACGACGAAAATTATATCGTTTCTGTAACAGGTGCTATTTATGATAACAAAGATACTTCCGTATTAAAAGAAATTCTTACGGATCTATATACAAAACGTAAAAAGTTCAAGAATCGTCATTTAGATATCGAACGATTATTAGTAAAAAAATAAAAAAATACATGGGACTTTTTGATGAAAGAATAGAATATAAACCTTTTGAATATCCAGAATACTACACAGAAGGATGGTTAAAACAAGCGCAAGCTTTTTGGTTACATACAGAAATATCCATGCAAGGTGATGTAAAAGATTGGAAAGAAAATTTATCAGCATCTGAGAAAAATCTAGTAGGAAACATCTTACTTGGATTTGCACAAACAGAATGTGCTGTTTCTGATTATTGGACAGGGATGGTAACTAAATGGTTTCCAAAACATGAGATTAAGCAAATGGCTATGTTATTTGGATCTCAAGAAACTATACATGCAACTGCATATTCATACCTAAATGAAACTCTAGGTCTAGAAGATTTCAAAGGATTTATGCATGAACCTACGATCGCAAACAAATTTGAATTTCTACTTTCAACTGAAGCAGATTGGACCCCTGAAGATTTAAGAACCTCCTTAAAAGCAAGAAGAGATGTTGCAAAATCTTTAGCTATCTTTTCTGCTTTTGCTGAAGGAGTTTCCCTTTATTCTTCTTTTGCTGTTTTATATAGCTTTCAAATGAGAAATCTACTTAAAGGAATCGGTCAACAAATGAAATGGTCAGTAAGAGACGAATCTCTACATTCACGTATGGGATGTCAACTATTCAATCATGTATGTGAAGAATATCCAGAATTAAGAGAAAGTGTTCAGAAAGAAGTAATTTATGCTTCTAAATTAATGGTTGAAATGGAACATCGTTTCATCGATAAAATTTTCGAAGATGGTGATTTAGAAAATCTAAAATCCGAAGATGTTAAAAACTTCATCAGTAGAAGAGCAAATGAAAAACTTGCGGAATTAGAATATTCGCCTATTTTCGAATATGATATCGAATCCGCTAATCAACTTGAATGGTTCTATCATCTAACAGGAGGAGTAACACATACTGACTTCTTTGCAATCAGACCTACAGATTATGCCAAAGCAGGTGAAGATGAAAATTGGTCAGACGAAGAATTATGGTAAATTAATAAAAAAATAAAAAATATGATAGGTAACGCAGATTCAATAGCTGAATCATTAGGTTGGGAAGTTGGAGTAGATTATCCAATTTGGGGCCACACAGAAACTTACTTAAAAACTATAAGCAAAGGCTATTTATTAGCAGGTGAAAAACCAAAAGATGCTTATTGGCGAGTTTGTACAACAGTAGCTAAAAGACTAGGAAAACCAGAAATGGCTTCTAAGTTTTTTGATTATGTTTTTAAAGGATGGTTAAATCTTGCCACTCCTGTTTTATCAAACACAGGAACCGAAAGAGGATTACCTATTTCGTGTTTTGGTATCGATGTTGCAGATTCTATTTTCGATATAGGAACAAAGAATTTAGAACTTATGTTACTAGCTAAACATGGAGGTGGTGTAGGAATTGGAATTAATCAAATAAGACCTGCAGGAACAGTTATAAAAAACAATGGAACTTCAGATGGTGTTGTTCCTTTTTGTAAGATATATGATTCAACTATATTAGCAACAAGTCAAGGTTCAGTTAGAAGAGGTGCTGCTTCAGTAAATATGGATATTGAACATAATGATTTTTGGGAATGGTTAGAAATTAGAGAACCTAAAGGTGATGTTAATCGTCAATCTCTTAATCTTCATCAATGTGTTGTGATATCGGATTCTTTTATGCAAAAGGTAGAATTAGGCGATAAAGAATCTAGATCTAAATGGTCAGCAGTTCTTCGTAAACGTAGATCTACAGGAGAACCTTATATTATGTACAAAGGAAATGTTAATCGATCAAATCCCGAAGCATATTCAAAAAATGGATTAAAAGTCTATATGACTAATATATGTTCGGAAATTACTCTACATACGGACGAATCTCATTCTTTTGTTTGTTGTTTAAGTTCTATTAATCTTGCAAAATATAGCGAATGGAAAGATACAGATCTAATTTATACTTCTACGTGGTTTTTAGATGGTGTCCTTGAAGAATTTATTCAGAAAGCAAAATATATGTCAGGGTTTTCTAATTCAGTTCGTTCTGCAGAAAAAGGTCGAGCTTTAGGTCTTGGAGTTCTTGGTTGGCATACATATCTTCAAGAGAAAGGACTTCCATTTGAAGGTCTTCTTGCTCAATACGAAACAAGAAAAATCTTCTCACAACTTAAACTTGAATCTGAACGAGCAAGTAGAGATATGGCAAGAGAATATGGAGAACCACTTTGGTGTATCGGAACAGGAATGAGAAATTCACATTTAAGAGCTATTGCTCCAACAGTTTCTAATTCCAAACTAAGTGGAAATGTTTCTCCTGGAATCGAACCATGGGCAGCTAATGTATTCACTGAACAAACTGCAAAAGGAACTTTCATTCGTAAAAATCCTACATTAGAAAGAGCCCTTAAGAAAATAAAGAAAAACAACAAAGAAATTTGGGATCAAATACTTTCAGATGGAGGGTCTGTTCAAGGTCTAGATTTTCTTGACGGATGGTTCTTTAATGATAGCAATTTAGTTAACTCAGAAAAAATTATTGATATGACAGATTCTGAAAGGGCTGATCTAATTCCATTCAAAGACGTATTCAAAACTTTCAAAGAAATTAATCAATTAGAACTAGTTAAACAAGCAGGTTTGAGACAACAATATATAGATCAATCTGTTTCTTTGAATCTTGCTTTCCCAACTGAAGCTACACCTAAATTCATTAATCAAGTTCATATGGAAGCTTATAAACAAGGAATAAAAACTCTTTACTATATGCGAACTGAATCAGTTCTTCGAGGAGATATAGCTATTAAAGCTCTTGATGAAAGCTGTTTATCGTGTGATGGATAAAAAACTAATTAACAAATGAAGGGAGATGCAAATCTCCCTTTTGTTTTTTACATAAAATAAATATGGAAAATCCTGTATACGTATTAACTAAACCAAAAGCTAGACAAACAATAGAAGTCTTCGTAGATAAATCTATGGATGCCGATGGATGGTTTTTTGAAATCCGATACATCGAAAAGAAAACAAACAAAACAGCCCATTCACATTGTGTAATAAAAAAAGACCTAGAATCTTGGTTAAGATCACTTCAAAGTGAAGGATGGATTATGGAAACAAAATAAACATATAAAAATAAAAATGAAAGTAAAAGTAACAAAAGTATCAGTTGCCCATCTTAATGGACTGATTCGAAAAATGTTGTTAATGGATACGTCGTTATACATTAATATCAACAAAGATCAAGTATGGTCATCTGTCTATACACCAACTAAAGATGTTGTTAAATCGTTTTCTATGCCGACTTCAGATGTTTTTACATTTGAAAGCCCAATAGAAGAAACAATTAAGCTATCATTCTTTTCAGGATCTAGATTAGCAAATTGTATAGGACACTTCGATCCACATCATTTACAAATGGAAATATCAATCTTCAAAGACGAAGACGAAGGGGTTTTCTATGCTGATAAAATGATTCTTCGTGATCAAAAACTAAAGATTGAAATTCATTGTCAAGATATTTCATTAGGTTTCACTTCAATGACAGAAGATCAAGTTACTCGAGCATTCGATAAATCTTCAGAGCTATTTCAATTCCAGTATTCAAAAGAAGACTTTACAAAAGTATCATCTCTAATTTCTTTAGATAAATCAGAACTTCTAAAAATTACAGGTGAATCCGATGGAATTCATATTAAAACAGATGCATTCGATATCATTATAGATGATAATCAAAAAATCAGCGATGGAATTCAAAAATCAACTTTCAAATCATTCTTTGAACGAGTAGATAAAGAAACATATCACGTTTCTGTTTGTGAAAACAAGCTAATTTTAACTTCTCAAGAAACAAATACTACAATCGCATTAAATCTTGCAATAACGGAATAATATGAATATAGAAAACTTAACGGATGAAGATATTCGAGGTTTAATCAAAGCAGATCTATCAGAAGAAGATATAGAACTTCTAAAAAAAGAATCCCTTAATTGTTATTCATTCGAACAAAGTATCAAACTTGCGATTAACAGTATCTATGGTGCCTTTGCTAATGAATACTTTCATTTTTATAACATAGCAATCGCAGAAACAGTTACTCTTCAAGGTCAAGATGCAATCAAATACACTGAAAGATTAATTGAAAAATACTTCTCAGAATTTTTTCATCGAGATAAACCTTTACTAGCAGCTCTAGGTGTTAAAGAAGATCAAGTGGTTCCTCCTATTAAAGGAAAGGTATGGAAATATACAGATACCGATTCAGGTTACTTAATTTTCGAAGAATGTATCGAAGCTGTTAATTGGCAAGGGTCTGTAAAAGATTTTGTTTTAACACTTAACAATTTCCGATTAGCTGCTTATGTTAAGAAAGTTCTTGATGATTACGCAAAAGTAAATAACACAGAAAACTACTTAGATTTCGAATTAGAAACTATTGCAGAAAATGCTATATGGGTAGCAAAGAAAAAATACGTTCAAAATATCATTTGGAAAGATGGTAAGGAATATGAACCTTTAAGTTATATCAAAACTACAGGATTAGAAATTATTCAATCGAGTACACCTCCTTTCTGTCGAGAAAAACTTATTGAAATTGTAAAATTCATCTTCTCGAAGAAAAAATTAACAGTAAAAGATAACGCTGAACTCGTAGGTCTAATCAAAGAAATAAAGAAAGAATTCAAGCTTTCTAATATCGAAAAGATTTCCATGTCTCGTGGAATATCCGATTATCGTAAATTTATTCTAAATGATACCGATACATTCGAAATGAATTCTGGATGTCCTATTCATATTCGAGCAGGTGGTTATCATAATTACCTACTACATCAAAGTGGAATGAAAGGTAAATATGAACTTATTGGTGCCGGTGGTAAAGTAAAATGGTATCATGCAGCCGATGATTTTTGTAATGTTTTCGCTTACAAACCAGGTCAATTCCCTATGGAATTCGCTCCTAAAATGGATATAGAAGGACAATTTAGATCGACCATTATTGATCCTCTAAATCGAATTATCGTTCCAGCAGGATTACCTCCACTCAATCCTTCATTAGCTTATACGGTAAGTTTATTCTAACTTATTAAAAATCAAGCATCTAATTAATCATATAATATAAAAAATTAAAAGTAAATATGGCAAAAGAATTTTCAATTGGTGAGCTTCAAAAGGAGCTACGAAAAATAAATCCATTTGGGGACGTTATCAGTAAGTCTGATTTCTCTAAAATTACTGAATGGATTCCGTCAGGTAATTATCACTTAAATGCAGTCTTCAGTGGAGATTTATTTGGTGGTATTCCAAACAATAGAACAATCTGTTTAGCGGGTGATTCAGGAACAGGAAAAACATTCCTTCTTCTTAACATGGTTGCACAGGCTCAGAAAATGGGTTATTATGTAATTTATTACGATACTGAAGGTGCTGTAGATGTTGATAACATTCAAGCATTCGGTGTGGATCCTGAAAGATTCGATCATCAACCAGTTTCTGATTTAGCAAAATTCAGAACCTCAATTACTACATTGACTAAAAAGTTAATGGAAGCTAAAGAGAAAGGATTTACGACTCCTAAGATCTTTATTGCACTTGATTCTTTAGGAATGCTTGCAACTACAAAAGAAATAGATGATGCAATCAGCGGTAATACAGCAGCCGATATGACTCGTGCAAAATCCATTAGATCTTTATTCCGTATCATTACTTCAGATTTAACAGGATTACAAATTCCTTTTGTCTTTACTAATCACACATATGCTTCAACAGGTATGTTCCCTACAATTAACCTTTCAGGTGGTGGAGGATTAGTTTATTCGGCTTCGGTTATTCTTGCTCTTTCGAAAGCACAAATTAAAGATGGTGCTATACAAACAGGAATTATCGTTTCTGTTAAGACTTTAAAGAATCGTTTTGGTAAACCAATTCCTATTAAATTCCATATTCGTTGGGATCGAGGAATGAATCCTTATATTGGAATGGAAGAATATATGTCATGGGATAATTGCGGTATTCAAAAAGGAAACATCCATCCACAAAAAGATTATGATAAATGGACTGAGGCTGAAAAGGAAAAATCAAGACCATTTCAAATCGACGGAGATACAGTTTACTTTATGCCAAGAGATACTGCAAGAAATTATATCGTTAAACACTTAGGAAGAGGAGTTTCTGCACAAGAGCTATTTACCGATATGGTTTGGACTCAAGAAGTACTCGAATTAATCAATGAAAAATGCATCAAAGCTAAATTCTCTTATGGAATCGATTCTGATGAAACCCCTGAAATCGAAAATTTCCTTTCTGATTTAGACGAAGATTAAGCCATGTTTGATAAAGAAAAAATCAAAATAAAATACATCATCGGAACCTATAAGGATGAATTAAATTATCCGACAATAGAAGATTTCGAATATCTAATAAAAAATTGGTATTGGAATGAAGGTGGTCACCATTTTATTCATTCATATCGAGCTATAACAGAAACAGGTAATCTTGTTTTTACTGATGTAGTTCTAAAAGAAAAACTTGATGGAGATGAGGAGTCAGCAATTAGACTCCTCAAATCTCTTGAGGAATCCGGAAGAATCAAACTAAACAAAGCTACTAAGTTTACCAACTACTATGAGCTTATGTAAACCTTAACTCAGGAATTCATATAATTTTTATAAACAATTTAATTATGATCGGATCTTCAGACTTCGAAAAAATCTTCTATCTATACGTTAGAAACAATCCAAATTACCTCAGATCTGTTTCTCAAGATTTCTTCGAAAGCGATGAAATAGGAACTTTATTTACTATCGATAAAACATTCAATGATCGATTTAGTACTGTTCCTACAAAGGAACAATTAAAAGCAATAGCTAAACAAGAAAAATTCTCGAGTCAACTTTCAGAAAAAATTATCGATATCATATTCGATGAACCTATTGATTCATATGATGAAAAATGGGTAAAGGAAACTTCTGAATCTTGGATCCTTTGGAAAAATCTAGATAAATCTCTTATCGATACATTAGAATTCGTTAAGACTGTTAAGGTAACGCCTAATAACGTAATGGAAATCGTTAATAAGGTTAAAAATCTAATTAACGAAAGAAATAATCTTACATTCAATGAATCTTTAGGTCGTGATTTCTTCGACGTGGAATCACATATACCAGAAGCAAATTCTAAAATCACAACAGGTCATAATTGGATTGATCATTTTACAGGTGGTTATAGAACAAAATCTCTTATTGTTTATGCAGGTGAACAAAACATCGGTAAATCAATTTGGTTAGCAAATGATGCTGTAAATTACGTAAAAGCAGGATATGATGTCGCTGTCATTACTGCAGAAATGGCAGAAATAGATTTCACTTATCGTATAGGATCTAATCTTCTTAATATACCAATCTCAGATTATGAAAAATATGCTAAAAATCCAGATCAAATTAAATCTAAATTAGCT